AAGAATTACCTTTTTAGAGGGGGGAATTTACCTTTTTAGAGGGTATATTTGATCAAAATTCATGCTTTTTTAGATAGAATTAGGTTTTTAGGGGGGGGAATTACATTTTTTTAGGTGGGAATTAGAAAGCATTGTGGACCAGTGGATCATAAAAAAATTTAGCATAGATATATTAAAATCTATATACTACGATCATCTTCTCACTAGGTGCATGCACAATAGACAACCACAAACCGACGAGGTACAAAATGAGAAAAGTAATGGACAAGCAACAAATGATTATTCTACTAGATCAAGCTAGGGCTGATGTATATAAGAAGGTTGCCAAACAACATGGGAAGAATTTGAGTGCATGGGTACGGATCATTTTAGATCAAGCATGTAGATCAAGTGGTGTAGAGCCTGAGAGTGTACTAAATGATCTTTCTCAGCACGATTAAAGATTGTCCCTCATGGGTTTATGATCATCCCTTAAAAAGTGATGATGATATCCTTGATCTACATAGTAAGGTATGCCAAAGAGAAAATGATCTTTGGGTAGAGTATCATCTTGAGATGAGTGAGATGACTATCACTACTGAAGTGAAATTAATGCTTTATAATCAGCACACTAAGCTAAGACGCATGCGTCAAACCTTAATTGATACACTTAAAGACGAAATGCCCAAAAATTGCTTTATTCGTACAAAGACCGAAGAGATACTCTATCGTACGGATCCTGAACTAATGCTTACTCATACTCGCTTACTTATAACTAATCGTGTATCACCTCGTCTAATCCATATTTTCCTTATCGCATACAAGCTAAGCATTCGTATGGATTTACTAGAAAAAGAGATTGCTGAGTATCATGATAAGGGCATGTCTAAAGCGATTGATCTTTACTCTCAAGTCAATGTGCTAAAGCAAGTAAGAGAGTCAATAGAGCGGTGGATTGGTGGATCATCACATGGAGAACTTGCAGCGCTTGCCTCGCTACATTTCAAATAAAAAAATATCATTTCATGTGTTTATACTTTGTACTCACCAAAGGAGCAAGCCATGTATGGCAATACACTACTAATCAAGCTAGGACTACAAGATAGCATTGTCCTAGATTTTGAAATCCCTCTCTCATCCTCATGTTCTCTAAACTCACCTGAAGTGATTGACCAGGTGCAAAGGATGAGAAAAGAAATGAAAGCAATCAGTGTTGCATTCAGACTTGTGCATAAGTTAAAAGGTGCAAAATGAAATATGAATATGACAATGATCATCTACGAATGCTTGAGCAATTGATTGCGACGGGGGAAGTATACAAGGAGCATAAAAAGGTAAAGCCTTGTCTTAAAATTAGAGGGACTATCTCTGATGAGCAAATTCGTCAAGCTATCGATGATACTAAAACATGGGCTGAGATAGGTGCATTGGTTGGGATGACGGGGGCGGGGGTGAGAGCAAGAGCAATCGCTTTAGGTATCCAAAAGAAAAAGTTAAATAAGTATGTAACGAATGAGCAAGTCAAGCAAGCAATGGATGATACTAAGCAAAAGAAAAAGATAAAGGCTGATCAAATCAGATCCGTGTTTGAGCAATATGCTGAAACTAAAACTTGGGAAGAGATGGGCAACATGCTGGGGATGTCCAAACAAAACTTTACATATCATGCACAAAAATTAGGTTTAGAAAGAAAGAAACTACATAGATCAAGGAATAAGAATGATGATTAAGAATGATGATGACCGTCTCAGCATGATTGAGGCTATGATTGCAAGCGGTGAGGTTTATGAAGGATATAGGGAAAAAGGAAGTACTCGTGCACCAACACCTACTACTACTAAAAAGGTAAGGAAGAAGCGAGAGACTTATAAGCATATCACTGATGATATGATTTTTAAAGCCTTCTCCCACGATAAGACTTGGCAAGAGATTGGTGCTGAACTAGGTATGACCTTATTTAGCATACGAAAGCGAGCGATGGCTCTCGGACTTGATAAAGAGAATTGTAGTGGTAAGCATGCACAAATTAACCTACCGACCTATGACCAATTGAAAGAACTTGCGATACCTGAACGGACATGGAAAGAGATTGCCAAAATGCTCGGTGTTTCACGATTTAGTCTAGTGAAATATGCTAAATCGGTAGGGATTACAAAAGAGCGTACCCCCCAGCCGTATCATAAAAAGATTGATCCTCAGCGAATGAAACAATTAGTTGATCAAAACCTTAGTTGGCAAAAGATAGCCGATACTTTGGGTATATCATGCACCTACGCTTATATGTTTGCAAAGAAACATGGGCTACAGAAAGATAACAAATGCTAGAAGAAAACAGAATCCATCTTGGCGATTGCCTTGACCTTATGCCATCCATTCCATCGAAGTCGGTTGATATGATCCTTTGCGATTTGCCTTATGGTACAACGGCTTGCGAGTGGGATTCTATCATTGACATGTCTAAACTTTGGCAAGAGTATGAACGAGTTATCAAAGACAATGGGGCGATTGTTTTGACGGCCAATGCAAAATTCACTTTTCTTTTAGGTGCATCCAATATCAAGTTGCTTAGATATAAATGGGTGTGGATGAAAACTAGAAAAACTATGTTTTTACAAGCAAATAAGATGCCATTAAGACAACATGAAGATGTATTAATTTTTTACAAATCTTTGCCAACATATAACCCTCAAAAAGAACCTTGTGAACCTAAAAAAACATCGCATAAAAAAACAACAGTCAAAGATAATCAAACGTGGAATAAGAACCTTATTCGCATAGAAACAAATAATGAGGGTTTAACATATCCGAGCGATTTGTTATCACTTGATGATATTGAAAAAACAATCCATCCAACACAAAAGCCAGTGGCCTTGTTTGAGTACCTAATCAAAACCTACTCCAATGAAGGCGAACTAGTCTTAGATAATTGCAGTGGATCAGGTACAACGGCAATCGCTTGCATGAATACCAATAGAAGGTTTATTTGCATTGAGAGGGATGAAACCTATCACCGCAAGAGCATTGAGAGAATGAACAACCATGAACCACTATTCCATTTGGGGGATAAATGCTAGAAGAAAACAAAATCCATTTAGGCGATTGCCTTGATCTAATGCCATCAATCCCATCGAAGTCGGTTGACATGATCCTTTGCGACTTGCCTTATGGTACAACGGCTTGCGAATGGGATTCTATTATCGATATGGCTAGGCTTTGGCAAGAGTATGAACGAGTGATTAAGGATAATGGAGCTATTGTTTTGACGGCGAATAATGTCTTTACTTTCAAGCTATGGTCAAGCAATCCATACATTTTTAAGTATAAAATAATATGGGATAAAATCATGAAGGTTGGACATTTATCAGCAAATAAGATGCCAATGAAACAGCATGAAGATATTTTGATTTTTTATAAACATCAACCTTGTTTTAATCCTCAAAAGACAAGCGGTGAGAAATATGTTGTAAAAAGAAACAAAACTATGAAAGCTCCTGAATATCAAATAGGAGCTCCTATCGCTAGAACAGACACAATTAACGATGGTGATAGATATCCGAGCGATATCATTTGTTTTTCAGCCAACACATTTACTAAAGATATTGGGATGCATCCAACACAAAAGCCAGTAGCCTTGTTTGAGTACCTAATCAAAACCTATACCAATGAGAACGAGCTAGTCCTAGATAATTGCTCAGGTTCAGGGACTACAGCCATAGCTTGCATGAATACCAATAGACGGTTCATTTGCATTGAGAGGGATGAAACCTATCACAAGAAGAGCATTGAACGAATGAATAACCACGAGCCATTATTTCACTTAGGAAAATCATGAATGAAACTCAATTGATGAAGGTTGCTACGCTCTTGCGTGGGAAGATGGAAACAACACAATATACTAATTTTATCTTGTCCCTTATCGCTTACCAAATGCTTGCTCCCCAGCACAAGCTTGAGTGCGATGTTTATGAAGGTATGCAGCAATTAAATGCATTGCTCCCACATGCTCAAGGGATTGATCTTTTTGATTGCGACCTATTCAAAGATCAAGCTTTAGTAGATCAGATCTTACCTGAGCTGGATATCTCAAAGATTGATAGTCATTCTTTTGGGGATATCTATGAGATGATACTAGGCTTTTTTAGTAAGGGCAATTCAGCGATTTTTGGGGAATTCTATACGCCAAAAGAACTTGCTCAGCTACAAGCTACTCTCACAATTACCGATCAAGCTAAATCTATTTATGATCCTACTTGTGGTGCTGGTGGGCTGATCTTACAAGGTGTTGGGAAAGTGGATAAATTCTATGGTCAAGAACTAAATAAAGAGACCTTCAAGATTTGTAGGAAGAATTTACTCATACATGGCCTACGACCAGATCAATGTGATATTCGTTGGGGGGATACCTTAGCTGATCCTCAGCACAAGGATCTAAAGTTTGATGCAATCCTAGCAAATCCACCTTTTTCAGTAGCATGGGAGCAAGCAAAGTTTAAGAATGATCCACGCTTTGGCGGGATACTAGCACCTAAATCAACCGCCGATCTTGCTTTTGTTCAGCATATGATGCACCACCTATCTGATGATGGGATATGCTCCATTGTCCTACCTCATGGCGTCTTGTTTAGAGGTAGTAGTGAGCAAAAAATAAGGGAGGATTTGATTAAGAAGAATTACATTGATACGGTGATAGGTCTACCTCCAAAGATATTTCAACAAACCGATATCCCTACTTGCATGCTCATCTTGAAGAAGAATAGAGTCAATACAGATATTTTATTTATAGACGCAAGTGACGAGTGTGAGAAGGTTGGCAAGAAGAACAAATTATTGACCGCCAAGATCATAGAGGCGGTTAAGAATAGGGGGCAAGTATGAAATCGCATATTGTAACACTAGAAGAAATCAAAAAGAATGATTTTAACTTAAATATCCCTCGATATATCTCAAATTGTGCACCTGAAGAAATTATCGATTTAGATCAGACATTAAATGAGTTGATTGAGTGTAATAGGGATATCAAGAAAGCAACCGAACAAATCAATGTATTCCTACGAGAACTAGGGATGAAAGAGATTGAATGATATGTTTTTCCTCAGCCTTTTAAATATGTTCATCATGTGGATGATCGTAAAGCCATTCGTGGATTTATCCATGAGCCTCGCTCTTAAAGAAGAGAGCATGATGTTGGTACTTACCACACTGATGAGTTTAGCAAGCCTATTTTCGCTATGTGTACTAGCACCTATCCCCATGTTTAGCACAATGACTTTGCTTACAATCATGGAACAAGGGTATGCCTTCTGGACGAAGAGGAAACTAAAATAAAAAAAAAAATGAAGCATGATGAAAACAAATAACTTACTTTAGTGTTTTTATATTTACCTCATACAAGGAGACAAAAATGAGTGAACATGAAAAACTGATCAAGATCAATAGCCTTTTGATTTTGATCCTACATTACCGACTTGATAAAAGTATTGAACCTGATGAAACCTTTAGAGCAAGCGTATTTGAACTACTTGGTGATATTGGTTTCTTATTTCCTCAAGAGAATACCTACCACAAAAAAATTGTATTGTATTAGTACATACTCACAAGGAGCAAAAAATCATGCTGATCATTTTACATCATATATTCAACACAGCACTTCTTATCTATTTTACACCATCGGTAACAAGTGCCTTAATGGAACAACAAGACCCACCTGTATCAAAAAGATATAGACAAGCAACTGTCTATACTTGGTATGCACTTTTACCTGTGCATTCTTTCATTTTCTTTAAAGATTATCCACTAGTACTAACTTTCGTAATCTTTTGGTTTTATATGATTTCACTATCTTGGGAACAAGATGACAATTCAAATCATTAGAAAATCAAAAAGCTACGCATTGCTATGGATTTATACGGCAAGCTAATCAGAAGCTTTTTAGATGAAGTTTCTGATATCCATGAGGGTATGCCACGATTGACCGAATATCATCAAGCCTATCACAAACAAGTAACTCAAAAGCAAAAAGACTTTGACGCTTTAAGAGAGTTGAATAAAGAAGAATGAAAGATAAGAAACAACAAGTGACTACACCAGTCACAAAAAAGCATATGAAGCAAAAGTTTAAAGAGTTAAGAGAGGTAATCTTTACCCCAGAGCATGAGCCAAACGAGAAAGAGCTTGAGATGTTTGAGGTTGTAAAGGATGTAATTGCTTCACCTGAATTTAAACCTACAAAGAAAGATTTGAAGAAACAAATCAAATCCCTACAAGATCAAGTATTCAAACTAGAGGATGATGTCTTATTTTGGAAGGCTCAATTAGAAGAGTTTAACCGTTGGATTGGTGACGCTAAAAAAACTCAATGAGAGATTTAAAATTATGGTAAAACATATTTATCAGCTCCTCACCTTTTTGAGGGAATATAAGAACAACGATGACGACACTTGTGTAATGCGTAGCACCTTTGGAGCTGATACTATCTGATGGCTAAACAAAAAGAAAAACAAATTCTATCTGAACAAGAGATAGAATATATGCAAAAATTAAAGCGGGCAATTATCACTGAGCCAAATATGAGAAAAATTGATATCTGGGGGCTTAGTCATGTATTTGTCCCTATTCTTATGCAACCTGAAAACACAATCACTACATTGCGACGATTGCTTGCGATTGTAGAGTACCCCCATGATCTAGTGGATATGGAGGATCATGTGATTTCCATACAAAAAGATATGACAATTAAATTTAAGATGAGTTGGCAAACATTGGATTTACTACTCGTCTTTGAGAAGATGATCGGTGAGCGAGTATTCCTAGAGGATGGAAAGGTTAAAATAGGGACTTTTTTTAAAGAGGATTTTGAAAAAATATTACACCTACATTTATAAAAAAACGGGTATCCATGTGTTTTTGTAGAAACTCACTACAAAAGGACATGGACATGTTAATCGGTTATGCTCGCGTCTCTACTGATGACCAATCACTTGATCTTCAAATTGACTATTTAAAATCCGTCGGTTGCCTAAAAATATATCAAGAAAAATTTACGGGAAAGACAAAAGAACGACCTGAACTAAAGAAGGCTCTCAAGTCATTAAAAGCTGGTGATACACTTGTATGCTTAAAGCTTGATAGGCTTGGTAGATCTATGAAGGACTTGATTGAACTAGTGGAGCAAATCAAAGCAAAAGGTTGTCACTTTAAGACTAGCGACGGGATTGATACAAGCACACACATGGGCGTATTCATCTTTCATATCTTTGGGGCTTTGGCTGAAATGGAATTAGGCTTGATCAAGGAGAGAACAATCTTGGGATTGAAAGCAGCAAGAGAGCGAGGACGAATAGGTGGACGACCAAAAGGCCTATCACGAAAACTTGAAAGTGTGAAATATACGGTCAAAGAGATGTATCTAAATGGTAGTAGCACGGATGAAATATGTAAAATATGTAGTGTATCAAAAGGTTCTCTTTATAGAATGCTACGGGATTTAAAGATTGATCTAAGAGTACCAAAACACGCTGAGGTTTAATTTAAATAATGGACGATCGACTCAGCAAAAGAAAATATTCAAATAGGTCTCGTAGTGTTTGGGAAGTTTTGGCAAGCATGCCTATTGATCCAGATGATCCACTACTAGCCTTGGAGCAAAACATAAAAAATAAAATGTATGACAAGCAATTCTATAAGCGAAAGCGGGCAAGCACACATAAGCACAAGATTGAGATTGATATCCATAAAGTCCGAGAACTATGTAGCCAACCGCTTACTTGGGGGCAAATCGGTACTATACTAGGTGTATCAGATAGTAAGGTCAGAGCATTTGCTCAAATACATGGGATAAAGAAAACACATACACCTAGAGGGATAAAAAAGACGGGGACGGCTCTCACGAGTAAAGACTACCAACAACGCTACTATGATAAAAATAGTCCGTCCGTTGAAGAGCTAGACAATTTGATGATTATCTATAAAGGCTTTATCGGATTACTAGCATACAAACTTGAGAAAAGCTTTCACATAACAAGGAACATGCTGAAATTTCGAGGTAGATATGAAGCTTGGCTCGCTTACAATAAAATCCACCGTGAAGAAATTTGTGGAAAATCTTAATCTTTCTTCTTAGCTTTATACTTTTCCCACAAACCTTGTTCAGCGATTAAACTAACCGCCTCTGGTACATAAAAATATTTCATATAAAAATCCTTTGTGCGTGTTTATATACAAACCTAGCATATCAAAAAAGCAAAGGACAAAATGAATAATCAAGAAGAAAAGATCAAGATCAACATGGATTTGCGTGCAATTGAGCATTCATCAAGGCTTGGGGAAGATCAAGACAAGCTTATACTTAGATATCAAGCATTAGCTGATCATTGCACCACCTATTTACTAAAGAGCGATTTAACCGTTGAACAACAAACATATGCACAAACCGTTAAAGATAGTTGTTTACTACAAATTTATTTCATGACTATGTCTAGTGATGAGAAAGCTAAGCATGCAAATATGTGGAGTAGAAGATGAAGACATATAAAGTACAATCTGATGTACGAACAATGTTTGATGTTTTACAATCCATGCCTATGGATCCTGATGACCGTCTTTTAGAGATTGAGAAAAAGATGGAAAACAATGAATATGATGACGGCTTTTATGAAAAGCGAAAATCAAGAAAAGTACTAGCAAATCGCAAGCATTTTCTTGATAAAGATGAAGTTGCGAGCCTATGTAGCCAACCTCTAACTTGGAAACAAATTGAGGAAAAGCTAGGTGTACCCTCGCAAATAATCATGGATTTTGCTCGCAGTCATGGTATTGAGAAGGTGCATACACCAGCAGGTAGAAAAAAGACCGGCACAGCTATGACACAAAAAGAAATTGCTCGTAGGTACTATGAGAAAAACTCACCGTCCGTTGAAGAACTAGATCGTCTTATGCACCTTTACGGTGGCTTTATAGGATTACTAGCTTTTAAACTAGATAAAAGTTTCCAAATCACTCGTAACATGCTCAAGTTTCGAGGTAGATATGACGCTTGGATTAAATACAATTATCATTTAGGGAAAGGTGGCAAGCCACAAAAATGAAAGATCAAATAGCATCACTATATAGAAAGTATGTGTATTTCTACACGGAAGAAAGCATAGCTAAAATCATCGTTCAAAGCCTACTACTTCGTATGCTTTTAGGTGAGAATGAAGAGTATGTATCTCACTATGCTTTGAGAGATAAGCTAAGGCAAGTTGCCTATCAGCAGTATGACTATAGTTACTTGATTGAGCCTGAAGTCTTTAACTCTGAGAAATCCCTTGAAATTTACAATCAAGTCAAGGACTTTGATTTGATGGGGGATGTTGACGATCTGGGGATTGTGTTTGAAGGCTTGATGAGTAGAGCGGATGCCCAAAAGCTTGGGGCTTTCTATACTCCCCCAACACTCGCTAGCCTTATCATTCAAATTAGCTTACTAGATAAAGACAAGGAAACGGATCTAAAAATCTATGATCCAGCTATGGGGACGGCGGGCTTACTTGTTATTGCACACAAGCATATTCTGAGAGTAAGACAAAACCTTGATGTTGATTACTATGGGCAAGAGTTTAACTCAACCTCATGGAAGATAGCTTGTATCAATGCTCTACTTTATCAAATGAGTTTCTACTTTGGTAATCTACCAGGTAGCACAATGTACGATGATAAGCATAAGGATTTACGAGCCGATATTATCCTAGCAAATCCACCTTACAATCAAAAGGCATGGGATATAGGTTTAGATTTAGCTAATGATCCACGCTTTAAAGACTTTCCCAAACCACCGTCAAGCAATGGTAATTTTGCTTGGATACTTCATTGCTTGTACCACCTAAATCATAAGGGTATTGCATGCATTGTCATGGCTAACGGCTCACTCACTACAAATCAAAAAGATGAGCTTATTGTAAGACAATACCTAATTAAGCATGATTTGATAGAGGCTATCATCACACTACCGCCTAAACTCTTTGTAAGTACGGGAATACCTTGTTGTATATGGGTACTAAACAAGAAAAAGATAAGAATAGGTCAAATGCTTCTTATTGACATATCAAGTCAAGGTCAGCCTATTAGCAAGAAACAAAATGAGCTGAGTGCTGATACAATCAATAAGGTGCTAGAGGATATTAGCAAGTGGAGAGAGGGACATGAGATACAAAATATCAATAATCTTGTGAGTATTGATTACACACGAGTTTTTGAGAAGAATTTCAATCTATCACCTAGTCAATACCTTGAGGTGGATGTTGAGAGAGTAGAGATTACGGAAGAAAGCTTTATTGAAAAGCTTAGCAAATTAATTTACGACTTTGAGAGGCTAGCCGATGAAGAGAAAAAATTATCTATTGAGATTATCTCTAACCTGAAGAAGCTAAAGTACGAACAAGCTGATAACGATGAAATTTAATTTTAGTGACTTGTGTTATTGATCTGAAAGGATCCACACTATGTTCACACTACAAGATATATCAAGCGGGGAACTATTCCAAAAGGTTGCATTAGCAATTACCCCCAAAGAAGAGCAGCAAGATTTCATTGCTGATATTTGCCTAGTCTATGACGAGCTTGCAAAGCTTAGTTATACACAAATGAAACTCAATCAATTCACAAGGACTAAGTCCGTACTTCATCCAGTGATAGAGGATTGCTTTGAACTTATTCTTAAAACAATCCTCTTAGTAGGTGCACAAAATAGCATCCATGTACTTGTCCGCCCATCTCTATTAACCGTACTAAGAAGTAGAAATCATGTTTGACGATAGAGCATTAGCCTTAGAGGATAGGATCAAAGAAATCCAAAGAGAAGAACAAGACAAAGCAAAGGCTAAACTTGTCCTGATGATTAAGGGCGGTCAGCTTGATGGGATTAATCGAGCAATCCAAAGATTTGAGAAAGCCTTAGATATCCCCGTTATTCAAGCGATTTGGCACGATTGTAAGCATGACATATCAATTGATCCAAACATGAGAATACCACCTAAATTTGCGGTGTACTTGAGTAAGACTCTAGCACAATATAGCGACAAGCTAGAACTATGTGATGACGCAATCAAGTGTGGTGCAATTGGGGCTTTTTCACTAGAAGAAATTGCAAGTATTACACAATGCACAATCAATCAAGTCAACGAAGCAATTTTAAAACACATGCAAGGGAAGATCATGCAACAACCAAAAGAAAATCTAATTCCTAGTGAACTTGTACCCTATTTCAAGAGGCCTCAAGAAGAGTTTTTCACGATGAGTAGAACGGCAATCGTGAGAGAACTACAAAAGAACGGTATCTTTGAGTTTTTCAGCCAAACCACCGTCGCAAGGCTACTTCAAGTATCAGAGCGAACGGTAAGATATGGCCTTGAAAATCCACAAGTACCACCAAAAGGTGATGAACTTTCACCTCTTGCCTTAGAACTAAAGAATGATCCAGATTTTCAAAGGCACAAGTTTGTAACTCGTAACTCTCTTTTAAGTGCGATTTATCGTCATCCTAGATACACCTTACTCAGAACTTCCGAGATTGCTAAAATAGTGAATTGTCCCCTTAGCAATGCCTCAAATATAAAGGCAAAAGTACTTGATCAGAAAATACAAAAGGAAGAGGAAGTTATACAAAAGGAACAAGAACAACCTAAGCCTAAACAAGCTGAGCCTATTGTTGAGACAATCATTGAGCCAAAGCAAGCTGAGCCTATTGTTGAAACAATCATTGAGCCTAAACAAGCTGAAACAAAACAAGCTGAGCAAAAACAAGCTGATCCTATTGTTGAGACAATCATTGAGCCTAAAAAGATCGGTCAAGGCAAGAAGATCGTATATAAACAAAAAATTGATGATCTTCTACTCATCCTATATCCTGATGGTATCTCAAGAGAGCAAATTAGCAATCTAAGCAAAGTAATGAAGCACCTAAATCGTGCGATAAGATCGAAAGGATAGAATGATCATGGCAATTTATACACTCCAGTGCAAAAAATGCCGAACTGAAAGCACAAAGAGAATGAGCATGGATGATAAAATCCCTTCTACATGCGATAGTATCAATCATAACGGTTGTGATGGTGAGCTTGTTAAAATCATCACTGGCTCACAATTTGCCCTCAAAGGTAGTGGATGGTTTAGGGATGGATATTTTAAGCAAAGGTAGATACTAAATTTGTGTTATTCATGTAGAACTTTTACACGGAGCGATACATGACTACTACCTTGCACGACCAGATACTTGAAGCAATTACCTCACAATTAAAATTAATCGAAGGGATTGCAGCAAAGCCCACATTTCAAAACTTACTCAAGCTAAATCAAATTGCTGATGATCTTTACACTTTGGCAAAGCAAGGTGATGAGTATAACCGCCTTGTGATTGATGGTATCAAAGAAGAATGGCTCAAGCCTCTCAGTGTATTAAATCAATTAAAGACTTTACTCAAGGACGGTGTACTACCCCCAAATCCTACGGAAAATGTAGACGAGATTTCGCCTAAAAAGTAGGATGCAAATACAATGCTGATCATCGTAGTTTTAACTTTTTTTTTAATTTTATCTTGCTTTTATATAGATAAATTTTTATATTGTCCTAATCAAATGATTTCACCGAACAACCTCACAACATGGTGGATCATCATATATACTTGGAGCATGTCAAATGAGAACTAGCTTTAAATCTCTCAAAAAAGAAGATAAAGATCAAGGTATTGTAAAATTCAAGCAAGCCTTGGGGATTGGTGCGGTAGGTAGAAAGAAATGGCAAAGCCCTTACGATTATGCAAATGCTGATCATAAGCTAGGCTCTGAGAGCATTTACGATCTTAATGTACTTGATAGCCTTAATAAGGTAGGTATTGGACCAGGTCAAGCTATTGTGAAGTTAAATGGTAGTGATTTGAATATGTTCGTAACTACTGGGGCATATGCTAAGCGAGGGATTGAACAAGCTAAAACATCCCCCGATTATGTTGCTTTAGATGGTAAAGATTGCCTCAAGGTTTTAAATCTATTCTTAGAGATTGATTTCAAAGGTGCTGATAGAGATTGGTATCACGATCAAGTAAAGCATGGTACATATTCTCACGATTTAGGTCAGAAGATAGAAGCTGAAATAGCATATTTAAAGACTATCAAAGAAATCAAACAAGCCCCCTCTATGATTGTCTTATCAAAGAATGGTATCCATATCCATTTTGCTCTTAGTCTTGCCTCTGGTTGGTCACATGCTGGCATTCAATACCTACTTGATCTACCAACACAAGAGCAAGAACAATTTTGTATAGATGCGGGTATCTCAAGCATTGGTGATTTAGAGCCTCAATATTTCGATGGTAAGGAAAGTAATTGTATTAGAAATTGGTGGAAAAAGGTATTTGAGAGCAACAATTTGAAGGATCGTAATTATGATGACGCCGTACTAGATATAGGCTCACGCAAGTGTAGAGAGGTGGGGATGTACCACACTAAAGACTTGAACAATCCTTGGTTAATGGAGCCGTTCTTTTCATCAAGTTATAGTCAAAATCCTATCAAGCCTACAATCGAGCAACCTACAAAAAAAGATGAAGAGAAGAAGACTAGATTGCTTATGGAAAAAATTGTGGACGGTAAGACACCTCACCGTCATTTAGATGGATCAGAGCTTATCTCTATCGGTGCTACTGGTAAAAAGACACAAGTAAAGCATGAACAAATTACCGTTCAAGAACTAGTGGACAATTGGGATAAGTACAATAGCGAATATGGTATGAAAGGTGATAAAATTCAAGCATGCTTAGATTTCCTATCTCCAGAGATGCCAAAGCCTTATGAGTCAATCGGTGGTGCATTTGTGAATAAGAGTGAGGACGGTGCATTACTCATTCACCTCGTGCATCCTATGAAACCTAAAACATCAAGTGGTAATCAAATCAGTTTATTTGTGCTACCTACTGACAAGCAAGCAACAAAGATGAAGAACAAGGCTATCTCAGCCGCTCTCGCTCTTGATATTGATGCTAAGACGGGCAAGATTGAAAAGACCGAAACTAATCTAAGAATTATTTTGCAAAAGGATCAGCTTATCACCTCAATCTATAAGCTTGATATCTTGCGGGGGCAAATGGTTGTCCATCATGCAATTAAGACAAGTTCTACAAGCCCATCATCATGTATTGAACTTGATCAACCTATTGCTGATCAGATCAAGGGAAAGATCAAGAATAAAGCCTTTTGTAAGATGAAGGCTAGGGAAATGCAAGATGAGGACTTTATCGTTCTTCAAGCCCATATCAAACAAATCTATGGGGTAGAATATCCACGCCCCCAAATCATTGAGAATATCAAGGCTTGTTTCAGTACTAATCCCTCTATGGATGTTAAGTTTAATCTCGTGCATGAGAAATTCTTAGGTCACTATGAAAAATGGGTAAAGGCTGGTCGTCCCCAAATGCTAGATACTTGGCTACCAGATACACTACAAGTTAGTAAAACAATCAATCCCGAATACTATGCTCACCTCTCAATGGTTGGTCGTAAGCTTTTAATAGGTCTTACCGCTCGTGCATACTCTTTCTCTGATCCTACAAAACTTGAAATGATGTTATGTATTACGGGCAAATCTCAAGGGACGGGGAAGAGTACTTTCTCTGAAACTTTAGTTAGATCATTACTTGACCTTTTCGGTGTAGAGACATCCACCGCCGGCCATATGGATAACCGCTTTATCCTTAGCACAAGACAAGATGACAATAAGAGCGGGGATAAGATTTTAAGCTATGAAGGTAAATTGATCTATCAGCTTGAAGAGTTTGGCACGGATCAAGTAGGTAAGAAATCAGCAAATCAATTAAAGAATGCAATCTCTGAGAAGAGTGTTGAAGGTCGATCAGCTTATGAAAGATTTAATCGCTCTCTCAATTACACTCACTTTATTGTCAGTACTACAAATGATAGATACTTCCTACATGAAGGTGATGGTGACCAACGCCGTTTCTTAATCCTTGATCTTGATTATGTAGGTACGGACGGCTACTATGCTATCCCCCTAGACGGTATCAAAAAGCCCGTGAATTTCTTAAAAGGCAATGAAGGCTTCATTGATCGTGATTTGATGGCAAGCTTACTTAACCTTGCTTTTGGTGAAGCTTTTGCTCGTGCTATCCATGGTGAAATTCAATCAGGCACCGCTAAGGATTTACTAGCCGTTCGCTCAGCCAAAGATGTCCTCACTGGTCAACCTACCGATCAAGAAATTGTGTGCGAAATGCCTCGCTTATCTCATGAAGAAAAAGCTAAGGTAGCCGTATTTAATAAGCGTTATGAAATGGGTAGTGAGAGAATGAAAGACGCTTTAATCAAGTTCTTCAAAGATCAAGGTGAGAACAATTTCAGCTTCAAGTATCATGCTTTAGAAGCTGGTGTAAAAGAAGAGGTTGGATTTATCAAGCACCAAAATCAAGTGATTGAGGCTATGGGTAGCCTTGAATATCCTCTTGTAAAAGTAGAGCGTAAGGTTGGCGGTACTTGCTGGCAATTCGTAGCTAAGGATGGTAAGAGCTTGCTTGATTTCAATCCTTATGCTGGACTTCGTGATGATGAAGAAGAGAGCAAGACCTTGAGAGCGGTAAGAGAGCATGACTTGACCGTTCGCTCACTAGAACAAAAGATCAAAGAACTTGAAGAGGCTCTTAAAAAACAACAAAGCATTGTAGTAAAAGAACCAGAGATTATTATCCTCGACAAGTCTGAGTCCTTTGATACCTTTACCCCAGAGATTGAAGAAGACGATGATGATGATTTCAAGTGGGAAATTGTCCCGTCTATTGCTCAAATCACCTCTCAATCAAGCTATACTCCTATCAAGGTGGATGCTGATGTGAAAACACTACTTGCACATAATCAAGCGGTGCAAAAAGCGAACATAGAACAAGGTGCACAACATCTTGCACAACATAGCAGCAAGCCTAGAGTAGAGATACCTACACCACCACCAAAGCAAAAGATTAAGGCAACAGATCCATTTGTCAGCCCACTAGATGATATTGATGAGAATGATCCAGAAATCATTAAAAACATCTTAAAAGTCTTCTCAAAAGATTGACCTTATATAAAGATTTTGATATACTTTGATCATAACAAAGCCGTCAACACTAATCAAAGTGAGTTTTTTTATGGCAAAGCAAAATCAAAATGATGATATCTTCAGCTCTGATCCATTCCTTGATGAAATTGCAGGTGCTAAACCTACAAGACAATCAGAGTATTTTGTTCCCGGTCATTTCCTCGTTCAGATCATCGATTTCAAGCGTGCTGAAACTAGAAAGAGAAGACCGTTCATCGTTCTTGAAACTACCGTTCTCGATAGCGATGTAGCTGAACTTGGTACTGGATCAGAAGCTTCTTGGATGCAAATGCTTGATAGTGACCTTGCACCAGCAAATTTAAAGAATTTTATTCAAAGAGCCTTGAATTTGTCCGATAAAGGTGTTACTAAAGAAATCATTGCTAAAGCATTAGCACAAAATCCCGAAACTGGTCGGTCTTTCCTCTCAGGTCTCAAGATCGAAATCGTTGCCAAAGAGATTACCACTAAGGCCGGGACACCGTTCACCGTACTGAACTTTATCAATGTCCCCGCTGACAAGCAAGATCAAGCGAAGAGATTAGCTGATCTAAAGTAAAAAAAAAAAAATCAAGCATGCTCCTTTTGGATGTTGTGTTGTTGATGCTTTGTAAAGCATGGGATAGGTGCAAGCTTGTCCCATGTGAATAATAAAATCCGTTTCGCATGCTCCACATACAGCGGATGAGTGAGATAGAAAAGCCTCGTTGAAAAGCGAGGCTTTTTTATTTGTGCTGAGATTAAATCAATTTTGTATGCTTGGGGGAAGAAGGAGAAAACAAATGCAAGTACAAATACCTGGTAAGAGAAAGATCATGGGCACACCTATCACAAGCCTAAATTTCTTTACCCCTCAACAATATAGTTTTTCTGATTTTGACTCATCCAACATACAAGCCTTTTTCTATGTCCCTATGACTCAAATGCTTACCGTTCTTTTCGTTCGTGGTGCGGTGTATGAATACTTCGGCGTACCTTGGCACATTGTGCAAGCTTGGAATGGGGCGGGTAGTAAAGGGCAATACCACTATTATTTAATTAGAATGAAATACTATTATAAGAGAGTAGCATAAACTTATTTGATCTTGCCTAGTGTTTCCCAAAGCTCAGCCTTTTGCTCAGCTAATTCTTGATCTATCTTGTGAGCAATTTCCCACATTTTAGTAGCTTCAGGGAAAGCGATTGAAACGATGTTGTGCACCTCTTTGGCAAATGCTCTAATCTCTTGTTGTGCATGTGGATCAAGTCTTAGTGTAAGGAAATTGAATACGGCTTGTAAATCAGCCTTCCAAATGCATTCACTATACATCCCAACGGGCAATTGTATTCTCGCTTGCTCTCTACAAATACCTTGCTCTAGCATCCATCGGTAATTACGATAGGCAATTTCATAGCTTTCACTTAGTCTATCAAAGGCTTGATTCGAGACATGTGGATCTACTTCCCCATAGCTTGATTGCTTAGAACTAGGATGTTGTAATCTCCATGTTTGAGGTGTAAAAAAATCATTTTCTTCAATCTCAGTGTATCGAGCTGAGGCTTCATTCCATGTACAACCTACAACATGTTTCATCCATTGGCGTAGCACAAAGATGGGGGCTTTGATCTTGAATTTGAGAGTAGTCATTCTAAAGGGGCTTGTATGCTCATGTTGCCAAAGGTATTTCATCAAGCGAAGATCTTTTAAAGTCATGTAGGTTGACTCTTTATTAAAACTCACTCTAGCAGCATTCACAATATCCAGATCAGTCCCTAGCTGATCGATCATAATCACATAACCTAAATCTAAATCATCACTCATATTTGATCCTTTCATTTGATCTATCTCATAACACAAAGAGCAATCTCTTTTTAGAAAAAATCATTGTGGATCTATCAGCACATTTTAAAAAATTTTTTAATCATGCTTGATCTTATATATAAAAAAGTTTATATAGATTATCTCACTTTTAAAATGGAGCAATACCCATGAAACTAGAAAACATTGCTAAGCGATTGTCTTCTCATCTTGATCAGTATGAAATCATAGGCTTTGATACTGAAACTTTTCTCATCCCTTCTACTGGGGAAATCCCCCGTCTTGTGTGTGGGACTTTTGCCCTACCAGATACCCCATGCAAGAGCCTTTTCAAAGGTGGTGTTTTGGATGTCACTGATGAACTACTTGATCAAACTTTGATCCTAAATGCTACGGAAACCGTTGAGAAATTCAGAGAGCTACTTGATAAGAGAAATTGCATTATTGCTATACACAATGCACAATTCGATCTTTTAGTCATGCTAAAGCAAGATTACTCTCTTCTCATTCCTATTGTAAAAGCCTTGAAAGATGGTCGTATTGTATGTACGGCAATCGGTCAAGCTATGATGAATGCAAGCCTTCCATCGCTTTGGTTACATAGTCAAGTATCTTTACTTGAGAGCATGAAGCCGTTTCTCAGTGAGGCTAAGTACAATCACTTGAAGAAGATCAAAGAGGGCGGGAAGAGTAAGAAATCTGATGATAATCTATCACTCTTTGAAGAAGATACTAAGAAGTCAGGTATTAGAACAAGCTTTGGGGATTTGATTGATACCCCAATAGATGAATGGGATGAGGTAGCCGTTGCCTATGCTAAGGAAGATGCTATTTTTGCACGAGTTTTATTTTATATTCAGTGGGCAAGGTCTTGTAGATTGGGGGAAACAATAGGCATGTACTTTTTGGAAGATTTACCTCGTCAAACCTATGCTGATTTTGTACTTGCTTTTGCATCGGTTTATACGGGTATCCACCTTGATCGTACTATGCACGCAACGGCTGATCGAGAACTTGAGATTAGGCAGCAAGAACTTGCTACTCAAATCGTTGCAAAGGGCTTCATGATCAAGGATAGGGACGGTTACAAAATCCCCCCAAAACCACTACAAGACAAATTTGTAGAAATCTATGACCTACTCAAAGTATCCCATAGGGATAGGAAACGAACAAACGGCGGGGATATCTCTATTGATGAAGAAGCTACTGAGAACTTAATCTTTTTGATGAATAAGGCCACTGGTCATGATTTTAAAGATATCCTTGAAATCCTTGATTTGATCGATGAATACCGAGATATCACTAAGCAACGCAATACCTATCTAAAGAATTTCTCTAAAGCCTTCGATTGTGCTGATAATAGGCTTAGGTATCGTTTCAAGGGATATGGGGCGGGGACGGGTAGAACAAGCTCTAGTGACCCAAACCTACAAAACTTACCACGCTCTGGCTCAGTCCGTAATGTCATTCGTGCTAGTAAGGGACATATACTTGGCTTGTGCGATTATAGTAATGCTGAGATGAGGACTCTCAGCCAAATTCATATTGATGAAGGTAGGAATAGTATCTTGGCCCAGAGATATCAGGCTGATCCTAATTTTGATCCTCACTTATTCGTATCAGCTCAGTTTTGCGGTGTTACATATGAGCAAGCGATTGAGTACTACGGTGATAAGAAACATCCACTATACAAAGACTTGAAAGAGAAGAGAAATCTTGCAAAGGTTTTGAACTTTGGCTTGGCGGGGGGGCTTGGGGTAAAGAGTTTTATCTCTTATGCTAAAGGCTACGGTTTCAAAGGTGCAAATATCCTCAAGTTTCATGAGGTGGACAAGTCAATCAAAGCATGGAAACAAGTTTATTCTGAGATGGTGGATTACTTTAAAGTGAGAGCCGAGAATGCACCTAAAAACGAAGAACTTCACCGTAAAAATATTGCTTGGAATGGTGGGGCTTTCAAAGCCGTTTTCCAATATCCTAGATCAAACCGCCTTCGCTTTTGTGATGGGTATACGAATGCATGCAATTCACCGTTTCAGGGCATGGCTAGCGATGGGGCTAAGAATGCTCTAATCCTCGTATTTGAAGAGAGCATGTTTCACAAGCTATCACCTCTCTTTGGCTCTCGTATTGTGTGTTTTATCCATGATGAAATCATCATTGAAATCCCCGTAAGCGATGTAGATAACGAACATTACACACAACAAGGTAAAGACGCCGTAGATAGGCTATCTGATTTGATGAAACGGGGGATGGAAATCATGACTCCAGATATTGAGGCCGTATGCGAGACTACTTTATCGTATCGTTGGGATAAAGAAGCACACTCACCTACACGAGGGGATAGGCAACAAGTTTACATTTCTAAGATCGATTTTAAAAACTTTTAAAAAATATTTAAATTTTATTTGACAATATACATAAATCTATATATATCTATAAATAACAAAGCAAACAACAAAAATGATCTGAGGATCAGAAAGAAGATGCAAAATGCAAATTCAAATTATCGATATCCAAACTCAAGAAATCGTCGCTCAAGGCTCAGTAGATCAAATCAAGGCTCTCTATGAAGAAGAAGAAGTCTTAGAAGCAATCGATCAAGCAATTGAAACACAAGAATCAGTCGTTGTCTATGGTTTTGTAGGCAATGGTATCGAAATCACCGCAACCGAAGAAAGCAGCAATCAAATGCAACAACAACAATCCCCAGTCGCTCAAATGCTCATGGCTGATAGCAAGAAATTTGAATGTGACTTTAGCGAAGGCGATGCTCTCGTTATCCCAAACAATGAAATCGCATATGGCAAGCCACTATTCAGAGTCACTGAAAGCGAAATCTTCTTACTCAGTGTAGACGGAAAGATTTGGGATGAATATGACATGCCAGAAGACGGTGATGTTGTAGCATACATTGAAACTCTACTCTCAAGCTTTGGTCTTTAAACCTAAAGGAGCATGACAAGATGAACAAGTTTAATTGCGGTCTCTGGACCAAAGTACAACCTCAAGATATGGCTGAAACAAAAGAATTTCCTCGCGTTAAGCCTCTCGCTCAATGGTCACCTTACATTGATTATAGCGAAGAGCAAGAGAGACAAGAACAAGAACAAACAAAGGCTTTCTTCTTGGGGACTCTCTCAGAACTAGCTTCTCTCACAATCCTATGCACAACAATTTACATTCTCATCAAGATGATGTAAGAAAAGGAAAGCATCATGACTACTAAAACTACTAGATCATATGTCATCACCGAAAAAGGTCGTCTCCTTAGAGAAAAGACCGGCTTGCCACTAAGAGAAATCGCTAAACAATTGGGGTATACCAACACAATGCTCTCTCTTGTATGCTCAGGTAAAGCACAACCTTCATGGGACTTAGCTCGTAAGCTAGGACAATTATGTGACAAGCCCGCTGAATATTTTTTATTACCTTAACTGAATAAATATCGCATACTTGTGCTAAACTTACAAAAGAATGGTGCAAGATGATAATAGAACTAGGATTACATGACTCCCCGCTTGAGCTGATGGACGAGATAGAATTTTATACAAATTTACGAAGCGGGCTGAGGTTAAAAGAACAAGTAGCAAGTGATAACACAATCACCTTACATTTTGATTGTTTAGAGCAAATACACCAGATACGAGTCTTAGTAGATGATCTAAATACACTAGCACCGCTCTCTAAAGTCTTTGAGCGAACGGCGACAGTCAAGTTTAGAGCATGGACTGAAATCGTTCTTCCCGCTTGGTACTATATCCATGACCTGGTCATAGAAAAAAATCCTCTTGAATCAGAAAGTTTATGGCAAGCTAATTTTAAAGTTACCGTTTCACTAAAGGATAAAATAAATGTCTGATCTACAACCACCACAAGACTTTTGGGTCCTTGCAGCAAAGAATAGCGAGAGTCTTGGCTTGCTTGTGCTTGCCTATGTCGCTAAACAAATCATCCCTATTTTTGATCGATATGTATCTCTCAAAGAAAAACAAGATCCGATTGTTGATCGGTTATCTGAGAAAATGCAAGATTTAGAGCTGAAGATTGAAATCTTGATTGAAAAAAGTAAAATTAGCGAGAAATAAAACTAAAAATATAAATGAATATTAGTATAATCTCTATGAAAGAAACGAGATTATACATGACTAGCAAATTTTCCCACCTCTCAGCCTCCCAGATCAACCTATTCAAGGATACTTGCCAACGCAAGTGGTATGAAATCTATATCAATGGGGAAACTCAACCTACAAGTACGGCTCTTGAGCGTGGGAAGATTGTCCATGCACATATTGAGAATTATATCTTAAAGGGCATTCACCCCCCACAAGATACGGATGAAGGTTTGATTGCGACGGCTGGTTTAGCTTTCTTACCAAAATTCGAGCAAGGTAAAGTTTTTGTCGAGCATTCACTTGACGCATTCCCCCCGCTCTCACCTACGATCAAATTCAAAGGTTTTATAGATTGTTTGATTGTGGGAGATGATTACATTGAAATCCTAGATCATAAGACAACCTCAGCAAAAAAGTATATGCTCACCGAACTTGATTTGATGACTAATACACAATTGATTATCTATGCTCGTCATGCAATGCAAATGTACCCCCATGCTAAATTCAAGTTATCGCACATTTACTACCTCACTTCAGGCAAAAAATATGCAGAAAAGCGAAGTGTAGAGGTAGATAGAGAGCATATCATGAAAGTTTTCACGGATATGGTGCCAACGATTAAGAGCATGATTAAAGCTTATGATCAACAAATAGACGATATGGAGAAGAATGAAGCTTCATGTTTTGCCTATGGTCAGCGATGTCCATTCTACCTACGATGTAAAAGAGATAACCTAAATGACTTGAACGAACTACTTACACCACCACAAGAGAAAGAATTGCAAATGACTAATACTAATACAGATCTACTAAACCGTATATTTACACAAAAAGGCTCTGAAACTATGCAACAACAATCACAAACTATCACTAATCAAATTCAAGAGATTGATCCTTGTATCCTATTTGTGAGTGCACATGTAGTAAAAGGTATGCAACCTATGCTAGCCTTGGATGCTCTCAAGCCCTTTATTCAAGAGATTTGTACAAGAGAGAAAGTACCTCATATCTCTACAATACAATACGGACGAGGCTATGATATGTTATGCACCTTACTCACACAACAAGGTAAATTACCTTGCTCTATGCAAATTGACGCTAGATCATTTGAATACCAAAAGCTTGGTGCAACACTTGAAGCCTTAGCTGATATTGTTGTGAGAGGTGTATAATGGATAAAAGCCTTGTGGATATGTTCTTATCTGGGGGACTATCGGATAAGGTAAAAATTAGCGATGATGTTAGGATTAATAGAATACCACCTAGCACAACGAAAGAGCAAATACCAGATTACACTACTCGTTTCAAGACTGAGCAAGGGACAATGAAACTACGGCATATTCAAAATTCTATGCTCTTTGAATTTGAGAAGGCTGAGGGATTGGTCGCTCTCGCTGGTTGTGGTACTGGTAAAACACTGACAACCTTTCTTCTTCCTCTTATTGCCAAAGCTACAAATCCTCTCTTGATTGTCCCCGCTTCACTGAGAGATAAGACTAAGAACGAATGGTTAGGCTACTCTAAGCATTTCAATTTGATACCGATCGAGGTGATTAGTTACGAGCAAATTCAAACACCAAAAGGTAAGGACTTGCTCTTTAAGTTATCCCCCGATCTGATCATTTGTGATGAAGCACACTACCTAAAGAATTTACGATCAGCTAGAGCCTCAAGGCTTGGCTTGTATCTAGCTAAAAAACAAGATACTAAATTTGTTGTTCTCTCAGGTACGCTCATGAATAAGAGCATTGCTGATATTGCTCACCTCTCAGATTGGGCGTTACTTGATCGTTCACCTTTCCCTCGTGAGAGTAGGCAAGTGCAAGTTTGGGATAGGCTGATCAACGGTGAGGCAAGCGGTTTTGAATACATAGAATTTAAAAGACATTGGCAAGTAGACGGTCTAGCCGTTAAAGAGAGTATTTATAAGAGGCTTGCTACTTGTGACGGCGTAGTACTTACGGGCAAGGATGTTGTGCCGTCATCTCTCAATATGTATGCAAGTAAACTACAAGTACCCAAGAGTTTAACGCAAGCAATCAATCAAGCCTTCAATGAAAAACGCATGGCTGATGCTTTGGGGGATTTTGAACTTGATATTAAGATGATCGAGGATAGTCAACATTTATGGAAAACTACCGACGCTTTTGCTCTTAGAGCATACTCTCAAATGATGATGGGATTTCTCTATGTTTGGGATTGGCCACATGGTCCAGATGAAGAGTGGCTAGCTACTCGCTCTCTCTATGGTAAAGCAATCCGACAAGTACTTGACCTTGATCTTGAGGGGATTGACTCCCCCGCTATGGTTGAGCAAAATGTTGATATCTTGCCAATCGCTTTTCAACGGTACTTTCTCATGGCTCAAAGTGCATGGGAAGCACAAAAGCATAAAGAGAAACCGCCAACTAAATGTATCTGGCTAGATGACTATTTTGTAGACGCAATCAAGGCTTGGGTAGCTACTAGGGAAGATGATTTTATTATATGGGTAGGTATGTCAGAACTAGGTAGTAGACTAGAACAAGAGCTTGGGATACCTTATTATAAAGGTGGATCAGAGATACCAAATACGAAATCTCACCGTTGCATTGCCTCCATCAAGGCTCATGGGACGGGGAAGAATTTACAAGCATGGAATATCAATTTAATTGCTCATCCCTTATCTGATCCTAGTATGTGGGAACAACTACTTGCTCGTACTCATAGGCATGGGCAAGAGGCTGATGAAGTAGAGATGCATTACTTTTCTCATGGTCTATTTGGTAGTGCAATGTGGAAAGCAAGGCAAGGTGCTGATACAATCTCTAGGATTACGGGGCAAGAACAACGGCTTAAATACGCAACATATAGCTAGGGGGATAACATGACAAGAAAAGCAAATTACAATTATTCACTACTTGAGAGACAACTCAATGATCCAGATGCAATTATAGAGCCGATTGAAAAGCTTGTTGCTGAAAAGGTGCATCCTATTCTAGTAGGTCAAGATGTCCCACCTCTTCCATACGATGATCTAAATAAAGAACGGTGGATGATTATCATTGAATATATCATTGGGGTACATAGGATTTTTGCAAGTAGTGCCATCGCTGATATCACGGGCTTATCATTCTCTACCACAAGCAAGCTTATTGATGAACTTAAAATCAGGTGGAGCAAAACACTCACCCCCGCACAAGCAAATTCACGAAGAGAAGCTTTATATCAAGAATGTGAACGGATCAAAGCTTTAGCTTGGGATGAGGTACAAGTCAATGACAAGGATAAGATTGCATATATGAAGCTTATCATTGAGGCCCAAAAGAGACAAGCTACCTTATGTGGACTAGACAAGCTTGAGATTGCGATTGAGCAAATCACTACTGAAAAGAAAGAACTTGCAATAGACGCATCACCTGAAACACTTGCACAAATAGGGCTTATGCTTGCCAAAACAATTTCATCCCAAAAGAGAATAAATGATGAATGAAAAAATTCATGAATTAATGCAAACAAAAGAGGGTAGGCAAATGCTTGCCAAACACTCACCTAGCTTTTTCGCTAGTTATTATCTCGGTTATTCCTACACAAATCATCAAGATCGTTGGCTCAAGCTGATTGACAACCTAGTCACTGAGGGTAAGAAAACAAATGAGAAAAAGAAGCTTCTCTTACTTGCACCTCGTGACCACGGTAAGAGTATGTTATGTGTAGCCGTTACTCTTAGGGCTTTATGCCTTGATCGTAATACTCGTATCCTTTGGTTATCTAAATCTATGGGGCAAGCTGAGAAGAGAGTAAGAGTATGCAAGAACTACCTTCAGAGCCAAAAACTAATTGATGATTGGGCAAGCGAAGAGCCGTTTCAAAGAAAGAATGAAGATAAATGGACTAGCACCCAAATCTACCTCAATCGCTCACTCAATAGTATTGACCCTAGCGTTGAGGCTATTGGTAGCGGTGGATCTATTACGGGCGGTCACTTTGACATGATTATCATAGATGACTTGGAGGATGAGAAGACGGTTTTTAGTGCAACCCAAAGGCAAAAAACAAGGGATTGGCTTAGGGGTACATGTATGCCTATGCTCACTAAGGGCGGGACTATGGTCGTTGTAGGTACAAGAAAGCATTATGATGATGCATACAATATGATGATTAAGGATCCTACTTTTCAAGTAGTAAATACGCCAGCAATTATCAAATGGCCTAAATCTTATAAGCATGTTATCAAAGAGGTGGATGGTCGTGACTTGTGGCAAGATGTTTTGATTGAAGGTGACTATGAAGTACTTTGGCCGGAAGAGCGAGGGATTAAACTATTACTCAAAGAATTGTACTCAGCTGGCTCGCTATCATTCACAAGAGAATTTCAAAATCAAGTGCAATCTGATGCTGATGCAATCTTCAAAATCTCATGGCTTGATCAAGCTAAAGAGCGAGGTTTTTTCTATTCATATGGTGAGATACCACCAGTAGAAAGAATGGTAGTAGTGCAAGCTTGGGATTTAGCTTTAAAAACTGATAAGAAGTCAGCTGAAGAACAAGATAGTGACTATACCGTTGGGATTACACTAGGGAAAGATGAAAAGGGTAATCACTACATTCTAAGTATGTTTAGGGATAGAGGTTTAACACCTTCCCAAATCTATCAAGCTATTATTGATGAGTACAACAAATTCAAAAAATTGTGCCATGTCATCTCTATTGAAAAGAATAACTTCGGTCAATTACACACCTTTACTCTTCAAAAGAATACGGACTTACCTATTAGGGAACATGTCACAACGGCGGGCAATAAGAATAGTGCATGGATAGGCGTACCCTCTCTTACTACTCTCTTTGAGAATGGTAAAATGATCTTGCCCTCCAAAACCCCAGAAGATATAGATAAGTCAGATTTACTATGTCAAGAACTTTATGGGCTTGGGAAAGAGAAACATGATGATACGGTCATGAGCCTTTGGATAGCCGTATCAGCTATGAGAGATAGCGATTTTCAATACTCAATATCAATAGGTGATTATATGATAGATGCACATGGTGAAAAAATGACAAGCTCAAATAACAATTTTGATTATCATAAACAAGCTGAGTCTAGCTCTCTTCAATCACTTTGGGATAGCCTAGATGTAGATTTTAATATTGATGATGATGGAGAATACTGATGATTATGAAGACAATCGAACTAGTCCCTCAAGATGGCGGACCAGTGGTTTTTGATAAGGCAAGCATGGGCTTCAGTCCCGCTGATATCCTCTCAGCTTGTCAAGTGCATTGCACCGGCTTAGATGGTGGTACTTATTCCGTTAAGATCCTCCCACCTCAAGGTTATGATTATATCTCTTATCAAGATAGTGCTACCGAACTTGACGGCGTACTTGTGACTGAACAAAGCTTTATCTTTGAAGCTCTCAAGGTAACATTCAGTGATTTAGGTGCAAGTGCTGAGCCAAAAGTAAAAGCCAACTTCTTCAGAAGGAGAATGTAGTCATGCCCGTTTTACAAGGAAACAATTCAACCGTTAAACCAGGTACTGAAACTCAATCAGGTGTTGTTCGTCTTGCTACCGCTCAAGAAACACTTGACGGTACATCTACTACTATTGCATCCACCCCCGCTGGTGTATCCCTTGCGATTGGTGCCGTTGTAGCTGATGCACCAACTTCACTAGATACCTTAGAAGAACTTGCTCAAGCCTTGAACAATGACCCAACCTTTGGCGTCACTACACTAGCTCGCTTGGATGCTCTTGAAGCTGGTGGATCAGTGGATATTCAAGCTCTTCAAGATGAACTTGATGATACTCAAGTAGGTGCTGGCTTAGGTGTGGACGGATCTTATTCAGCTGATGCTACTACCGTTTTTATCTATCAAGCGACTTCTCTCAAGAATGCTGATAAAAAACTAGACACACAATTAAGTCTAGTGAGTAGTGCCGTACAAACTCAAGGTGGTATTTTGAGTAGTGTACAATCAGATTTGACAAGTCTTGACAATCAGGTATCTACTTTAGATGCAAGTGTTAGTACTCTAACAAGTGATGTTGCGGATGTAGTCTCGGATGTCTCGACACTCTCAGCTACCGTTTCAGCACATGGGGATACTATCAGCGAGCATACAATCGATATCGCTTCTTTAGAGTCTAGCCTTGCAACTATCTCAACAAATACCAGTGCAAATTCAAATGCAATTGCTCTCTTAGATCAAGCTTTATCGCAAGAAATACAAGATAGACAATCAGCGGTTTCCGTCGTTAGTGGTAATCTGATGGACGAAATCACAAATCGTGAACAAGCTGATCAAGCTTTACAAACAAGTATTAATACTAAAGCATCCAGTTCCGATCTTACCGCTTTGACTAGTCGTGTAACAATTGCTGAGTCTGATATTGATACTTTACAAGCTGATGTACTTGGGCTTACCGCTGGCGTTGATCTACGGGCTTTAGAAACTGATCTACAAAATGAAATTAATGCACGAGTCAGTGCTGATCAATCTTTACAAGCTAGTGTTACCGATCTAAATTCTCATCATTTACATAGCAATTCATACTATGCAAATGACGGCCTCGTAGATATTCAAACTCAAGTAGATGCAATCGGCACAAGTCAAGGTAAAGTAATTTATGCTTCTTCTGGCTCATATGGTGGATCTACTTTAACCCTCAGTGATAAAGCAAATCTCGCTATTGTTGCTCCAAAAGTAGGTAATACAATTTGTGAACTTGCGGGGGGGAGAGGACTCACAATTGACGGTACAAGTGAAAGAATAAGAGTAGCAAATCTACAAATTGAAGGTGCCGTCACTATCTCAGGGACTAAAGGCCGTCATATTTTTAGCGATTGCGATATCTTGGGGGGCGTAAGTATCTCTAATGTAACTGATAGCACCTCAACCTTCATCGTGTTTCAAGATTGTGAATTTAGTAGCCAAAATATTACTATCTCTAATCTTACAAATTGCACCGTCTATTTCAATCGTTGTAATTTCACAAATGTAAGAGTATTGCCAACTTCCGTAGCATCACCTTTCTTGATCATCCTTTCAGAATGTGCTGGTCTCAACTCACTTCAAACTAATCTCACAAGTGGTGTTGCAATCGTTGGTCGTACTGGTTATTCAAGTGGTACCGTCAAGGTCTTCTCAACCTCATCAAATTTCATTAGTGCTTTAGGTGTTGAAACTTCCTTCACTGGTAGTTATTCCGAACTTAGGGACAAGCCTAGTCTAGTAACCGCTAGCACACAACTAAGTGACTCATCAAGTTTGCTCAGAACAAGTGATAAAGGCGTTGCGGGCGGTGTAGCCGAACTTGATGCCAACGGCTTAATCCCAAATCATCACATTCCCCCCTTGGCTCTTTCAAAGCCTTATGTCGTGAATACAATTGCTGATCGTGATGCTCTCACTGGTATCAATACGGGGGATGTTGCGATTGTCACAAGCGATAGTACTCCATCTAATAACGGCAATTACATTTATGATGATACAATCCCTTCTTGGATTGCTCTATATAATCCAACCGCCCCCGTCAATAGTGTAAATGGTCAAACGGGTACAATTACTTTATATACTGGGGATATTGCTGAGGGGCAAGGTGCACAAGGTGAAAGCAGCAAGCTTTATTTCACTGACTCTAGGGCTTTAAGTGCATCCGTTACAAGTAGTATTAATACGGACGATAAAGCACCAACAACACAAGTAGTTAAAACTTATGTGACTGGTATCACTGATCCACTAGATACAAGACTTGATAGTGTAGAGAGTAACATTACAACATTTGCTACTACGACCTATGTGGATAACGGTTTATCAGCTAAACTCAATGCATCTAGTTATACCGCAAGCGATGTATTCAATAAGGTCTTATCTTTGGATGGTAGTGGCTCAGGTCTAGAAGCTGATCTTTTGGACGGTTTCCATGCATCTAGCTTTGTTCAAACTACGGGTACTCAATCCATTGCGGGCGTAAAGACTTTCTCAGATGCACCTATCGTACCCGATCAAAGTGCTAGTGATAATTCAACTAAGTCAGCTAATACCAAATATGTAGATAGTGCAATCGCAAGTGTACAAGCAAATATTGGTGCAAGTGGTGCATTAGTATATAAAGGTACATATGATGCTACCGCCAATTCACCTAGTCTTGCTTTGGCAAAAAAAGGCTTCTTTTATCAAGTTTCCGTAGGGGGTACTCTTGCGGGGATTACTCTTACTACAAATGACCAAATTGTTTTTGTTGCTGATGTGAGTGGTGGCGTAGTTCAAGCTACTGATTTCATTGTGATTGACAATACTGAGAGCGGTTTATCAAGTGGTGGCGTTGCTCTAGCAAATATTAGCAACGGTACAACAATGCAAGCGGGTATCTACTATATCTATGACGGCTCAACAAATATCGCTATTAATGTTCCCGCTCGTAGTGTTACTCAAGGAACAGGTGCAATCACTTGGCTTCGTATTCGTGGAACAGGGCAGGTTACTTTGAATGCTACAGGCGTATCTGGTGGTGAATTTATCGTATACGCAGATAGTGGTACACTCAACGGCGTAAAATCCGTAGTCTTGACAAAAGCTGGGGAGTATAAACTTGTATGTACTAGACGAACAGTTAGCGGTACAGTTTATGCCCAATGGGATGTTACCGTATCAAATGATAGAGCATTAAGAACAACCGACGATCTTGCTGAGGGTACTACAAATAAATATGCTAGTGCTACAAATGTAAGAGCCTTGATCAGTGCTACTTCCCCAATCGTGTATACTCAAGCTACGGGGGTAATTAGTACAACCTTGACTCAGTACACTGATGAACTTGCTCAAGATGCCAGTGCAAGCCTCTTAACTACTGGTACTCATACGGGGATTTCATACTCTTACAATGACGCAAGCAATAAGATTGACTCAACCGTTTCTCTTTCTGGTTTCTCTATTAATGCTCTCTCCGATGTAGATACCGCTAGTGTAGCACCTACAAATGGACAATCATTAGTTTGGGAAAGTGCCAGTTCTCAATGGAAACCGGGTACCGTTTCAGGTGGTGGTGGTGGTGGTAGTTTACCTACTATTGTGAGTACTACAAGCAATGCATATGTCCCAACCGCTCCATCATCAGGTACTTTAGAAGTGACTTACTTGCTTAGTCCTACCGCTAACGGATCCGTTACCTTGACCAACATTGTACCTAGTGTAAGCAATGCGGGGATGAAACTGAACTTTAAGAAATTAACATCATTCCTCATTACCGTAAATCCTAGTGCTGGTGTATCTATTGACGGCCTCACCGCTGGTACTGATATCGTTCAGCAATATGCTTGCTTGACAATTCAATCTACTGGTACAAATTGGATCATCATCTAAGGAGTAGCGAATGAGTTTTTTAATCAAGCCTTATGATGGGCATGTTGGCGTATGTATCCTAAACCGAACAACGGCTGGGGCTAGCAATACATGGACAATTCAAGGTGGTACTTTTACACCTACAATCAATGCCGATGATACCGTTAGCCTTCAAGGTGGCTTTCGCTATTTCATCACATGGAATTGGGCTTTCTCTAATACTACCACCGCTTTTCTTCAACGAACATTGTCAGCTACTCGTACTACGGATTTGTCCACAATAGGTTCTATGCTTTTATCTTCTAGACCCGGCTCATCCTCAAATGTTGTACAAGCAACTGAGGCAACTATTGTTTTTGACTCACCTTGTGATAGCTATGTAAACACACTGAATCCGAGTTATGAATGCCCTTCCTCTTCTCTCTTGATCTGGAGATTTCCACTATGAGCTATGACGGCCAAACATCACGCAATCATAAATTTGTACAACATTACTACGGTAATGCCTACACTCAGATTTTCCCAAATATGATGACTTTTCACAATTTACGGAGACATACAAATACTTTTGGTGTTACTATTCTTCGTTTACAAGCCGATGCGGGATACACAGCCACGAGTTTTAGTTACAACTTTGAAAACACTTTAGGCTCAAGCAATCACTTAACACATAGATCTATGTGGTATACAAATGGTACACCGGGTGAAAAATATTATCCTCATTTCTCACAAGGTCTTGCATCTAGTCGGTATTTCTCATGGGATAATTTCGCAAATACAACGGGCAATAGTCAAAATATTAGAACTGATTGGGAGATTTAAGATTATGTCATATATTCCTAATCGATCAACAAGCCAGTCAGTTTTTGCACTTGAAACAAGCTTTCAATCAGTACCTGGTACTCAAGATGCTACATACAATCCTCGTATTTTGGATGGTGTAGAACTTCATCAATTTTTCACTACTCAATCACACTATGTAGGTAGGTATGTTGATGGTATCACAACAAGTACAAGTGGGATTACCTTCCCTCAAGGTTGGTATTTTGTACTTGATCCGTATATGTACTACTCTTCAGGGACGACATATGTTGCAACGCCCTATTTAACTTGGAATATTAACGGCGTGGATGTGTTACCCCGCTTTCAAAGTCATTACCTTAGCGACCAAACAACTGGATCAAATGCTTCATATCGTGGGCTTAGATTTTTGGATTGCTCAGCAAGTAGCCAAACCGTCAAGATCATTGCAAGAGGTGCGGGATGGGCAAGCATGGGTGATGTCTATTTTGATAATCAGCAATCCTCAGCAACTCCTACCGCTAATCATAGATCAAATATCATGATTTATGCAATCAACGCAACAACTTATCAAAACCCAACGGTCCGAACTTTAGACGCGTCAGAAGCTCAAGGTGCATGGGCATCAGGTAATACAATCCCGCAAGAAGGACTGAACAAGTTTTGGGTAAATACAATTGCTAAGACGGGGACAATTACAGCACCTACTCCCACACAAGCGGGGGATTGGTTTGGCTTTATGCAACTACAAAATGACACGACATCACTAATTACAATTGTGGGCAATGGGCAAACGCTTGTGAGTAATTCGGTAGGATCATCCAGCAGAACAAGTACAACTGATTTGGGTGGTAGAAATACATGGAAATGGGTATGGACTGGGATTAGGTGGGTTGAAGTTCCTATCTCTCAAGATGAATTTATAAAGTTTGGATAGTATGAAAAAAGGTTAAAAAAGGTTAAAAAAGGTTAAAAAAGGTTAAAAAAGTATCTCTCAAATGACAAAAGAATTAGGTTTTTAGAGGGTAGAATTTAAGATTTTAAGCACAGAATTAAGCAAAAATAGATCAAAATTGAACTAAAAGCATGTTGAAATAGAGCAAATTTAAGCTAAAAATCCTACTTTTTGCCAAAAAACATTAAAAAGCACCTAAATTCTCACCTAAAAAAATGTAATTCCCCCCTCTAAAAAGGTAATTCTCACTTGAAAAAGGCTAATTCTATCTAAAAAAGCATAGATTTCCATGTAATTCCCCCCTCTAAAAAGGTAATTCTTTTGTGATTTTTGCACCCCTTTTTTAGTGATTTTTACCCCCCCCTCCCCTCACTACTTTAGCATATGTATGTATGTATCATCTAAACTACTGAAATATATAAACAAAACAACAAAAATAAATAAAGTAAATAATAGTAATTAAGAGAGGGGGGGGAGGGGGGTATTTTTTAAGGGGGTAGTGTATATTTTTTTTAGTGATACACCCACATGATACACAAGCATGATATTTTTTAGCTAGTATAGAGATACCCCCCCTCCCCCCTAGCTACTATTTCCCACCTATTTAAAAAATGCTTTATTTCTCAATACTTAAACAACATTGATTTTTTCTAAAAAGTAGGAGGGGGGGAGGGGGGTACTAAAAACGATAAAAAAGTATCTCAAAAATCATAAAAGAATTAGGTTTTTTATAGGTAGAATTTAGGCTTTTTTACCTATGAATTGATACAAATAGGTAAAAATCACTACAATTCTACTCAAATTCAAAGAGAATTTGAACATAATTAGAACAAATTAAATCTTCCTCTGAAGCCTTTTTAAGCTATTCATATATAGCCCATCGATTTAATAGAGAGGTGATAGAATATGACTCGCAAAAGAGGATTTATGAGGACAACCCCAACGGCAAGGAGTAATGCTGGACTACGTGCCCAAAAGCAAGGTAAGACGGCTGAGGAACAAATCTTAGAGATAGGTGCTTTCTATCTGGAGCATAAGATTGCTGAGATAAATAAAAGACATGAGCCTTATAAAAGAGTAGGTAGTGGAAAGAATTGCTTCCATGCTATTTACTCTGACAAGGCGGGATGTGACTTTGAGATTTGGCTACCAGGTGGACGAGGTGGCTATTTAGAATGTAAATCAAGGGAAGGCATGAGAATACAAAAATCAGCGATTGATCCATACCAACAAGAGCAACTTGACCGTAGACTTGCATGGGGGCAAATAGCCGTTGTGCTTGTAAGACTTGACGGTGTTTGGTTTGCATGCTCGTGGCAAAAGTTTAGAGATTTTGAAAAGAAGAGTTTTACGGTTGCTGATCTTCTTCAAGTAGGTAAGCCCGTCCCCATGCTTGCCAACTTGCTACCAGATTTCATTAAGGTGCTAGATCAAATTTGATCTGATATAAATTCTTTGATATATAAAGCTATCTTTCATCAAAGGACAATCCATGAAAATCACTATTGATCTGACTAAGAATGTTGCGATTGTTAAATCAATCATCGCTCTTGCATCACAACTAACATCTCCAGAATACTTATCTTATATCTATGTAGGTGTATCAGATACTATCCTCACACTAAAATCCACAAATCTTGAAGCTACCAAAATCGCTCAATTTGATCTTGATCAAGCGGTGAGTGAAAAAATTGAAATCTTGATGCACCACCAATCACTGGCTCAAGCAATCTCTATCTTTAGTGGTAAAATCACAATTGATTTTGACAAGCAAGTCATTTCTCAAGGCTCAGTTAAGATTTACTACAAGGCTCATGATCCTAAAGAATACCCCGAGATTTTTAGTGATTTTGAGATTGATGAGTCTACACCCGTATGGAATGAAGCTGAATTGATTGATCTAAAGAAAGCGATTGACCTAACCGAGCCTTGTGCCGATAAGACTGGTCAGAGAGCAAGGCTCGGTGCACTTCATCTTTCAACAATCGGTGATAACTTGTTAATTGAGGCTACAAATGGGTATACTCTCGCTCGCGTCACACTTGAAAAAAAGAGTTACATTGATTTCAATACCCTCATCCCAATCTCTTCGCTAAAGCATGTAAAGAGTTTCCTTGATACTACAATCTACCCCACAATTACACTTGCTAAAGGTCATATCATTTTCAAGGATGTGTCTCAATTTGTAGCCGTAAGACTCATTCAAGAGGACTTCCCAGATACTCGCTCAATCATCCCCAAAGAGTATGAAAATTCACCTATTGTGTACGAATTGAATGCAACCTTGAAACAATGCTTGAAACAAGTCGCAAAAGTTCAAACGGATAAAGAGGTGAGTCATATCATGCTATCCGTGGACAAGCAAAACAACTTTCTCATCGTTGGTAGTGATACTAGTGGACATGATTTATACGAATATGCTGATGATGATTTTGTAGAAGAAGGTTGTGCTTCTTCCAAATTCTCAACCGCCTATTTTGGTCACGCTATTGCACATACTACTAAAGCCTATCAATCTGGCGTACTCACTCCTCTTGTATGTGAGGATGATAATAAGAAAATCTTAATCCTTGTCATGGCTCGTAGGAGCAATTAAAAAATAATCATACCCCTTGTGATTTAGCTACTATGAAAATCCACTCACACAAGGGGAAATTTAAAAAATGCAATTCTCAGATCATGCTCTATCACTTTTGAAGAGCTACTATCTACTATCTTATGAAACTGAAATTGATCAAGCATTTGAGCGAGCAAGCAAGGCTTATTGTGCTGATGATTATGCTCTAGCTGATCGTATCTATCACTATGTGCGACAAGGTTGGTTTATGTTCTCATCCCCAATCCTATCTAATGCAAGGATCAAGGATGAGGAAAAGGCTAAAGCTGGCTTACCTATCTCTTGCTACCTCACCTATGTAAGCGATGATCTTGACGGCTTAATTGCACATACAAGTGAAAACCGTTGGCTAGGTGTGCTAGGTGGTGGGGTAGGTGGCTATTGGGGACATGTGCGGGCGGTATCCCAAAAAGCCCCCGGTCCTATCCCATTCATTAAGACGATTGACTCGGATGTGGAGGCTTATAGACAAGGTAAAACTCGACGGGCAAGTTATGCTGCTTACCTTGACATTGATCATCCTGATATTATTGAATTTCTAAATCTAAGATTACCTACTGGCGGTGATACCAATCGCAAGGCTTTCAATCTTCATAATGCTATTTGTTTAAGTGATGCATTCATGCAAGCGGTGATAGATAATAAACCTTGGGACTTGATAGATCCTCATACAAGCGAAATAAGAGAGACGGTACAAGCAAGAGAACTTTGGGAAAGAATTTTAGAAGTACGATTTAGAACTGGAGAGCCTTATCTCATGTTCAAGGATACCGCTAATAGAGCCTTACCCCAAAACCTAAAAGATCAAGGATTACAAATACATAGCTCAAACCTATGCTCAGAAATTTTCTTAGTGACGGCTAAAGATAGATCCGCTGTTTGTTGTCTATCTAGCCTCAACCTTGAATATTTTGATGAGTGGAAAGATACAAGCATTGTTGAGGATTGCATAACCTTTTTGGACAATGTCCTTCAGTATTTCATTGATCATGCACCTCACCAACTGAAGAATGCGATACATGGAGCAAGGCAAGAGAGAAGTCTTGGACTTGGTGCTATGGGCTTCCATTCGTACCTACAACGCAAGAAAGTATCCTTTGAGTCAGTAGTAGCGAAGAGTTTGAACAATAAGATTTTCAAATTGATTAAAGAGAAAGCCGTTGCTCAAAGTGAAAAGCTTGCAATTGAACGAGGTGAATATCCTGATGGTTTAGGTACGGGTAGACGCAATGCACATTTACTTGCGATTGCTCCAAATTCAAACTCTAGTATCATCCTAGATACATCACCTAGTATTGAGCCATGGGTAGCTAATGCATTCACTCACCGCACAAGAGCGGGGACATTCCTTACTAAGAACAAATACCTTGATCAATTACTACTATCTAAAAAACTAAGTGAAACTCAATATGAAGAGGTTTGGCAATCCATCATCATTCATGAAGGATCCGTTCAGCATTTAGATTTACTCACCGATCAAGAAAAACAAATTTTTAAGACGGCTTTTGAGATTGATCAACAATGGATTATCTCACATGCTGGGGATAGGCAAGTACATATATGTCAAGGTCAATCCACTAATCTTTTCTTCCCCTCTGGTAGCTCAAAATCCTATGTCAATGCTTGCCATCTTCAAGCGTGGAAACAAGGTTTAAAGTCAGTGTACTACCTTCGTACTACGGCGGGGACTCAAGCTGAAAAGATCAGTAAGCCAGTGGTTAAGCAAGTGACAAAACTCGATGAATGTATTGCATGTGAGGGATAAAAATGAGTGATTTACTAAAAGAGAGCAAAACCTACAAGCCTTTCAGATATCCTTGGGCTATGCAAATCGCTGAAGAGCATGAGAAGATGCACTGGGGGACATGGGAGGCAAAACTACAAGAGGATGTAAAGCAATGGAAGAGCAACTCGCTATCACCTGATGCTAAGAAATTCATCACTCAAATCCTTAGAATTTTTACTCAATCGGATGTAGCCGTAGCTGATAACTATGTGGATCAATTCTTGCCCATATTCAAGAATAATGAAATCAGAAACATGCTGCTGAGTTTTGCCAACCGAGAGGGTACTCACCAAAGAGCCTATGCTTTACTTAATGATACACTGGGCCTTGATGAGAGTGAGTATGCATACTTCTTAAATCACAAGCCTATGCTCGATAAAATTCACAATATGCAATCAATCAATCCTAGCGATTTCGTTCAAACGGCTTATTCACTTGCTCAAGCGGTATGCAACGAAGGGATGTCTCTTTTCTCAGCTTTTGTCATGCTCCTCCACTTCCAACAACAAGGCAAGATGAAAGGCATGTGCGAGGTTGTGGAATGGTCTATTAAAGATGAAAGCTTGCATGTAAAAGCAATGACTCAGCTCTATCAAACCTATGTAAAAGAGATGAATATCAAGGTTGAGCAAGCGGAAATACAAAACCTATTTACACAAGCCGTTGATTTAGAAGATCAGCTGATTGACATGATCTTTGGGGAGGCTCAAGTAGTGGAAAGCCTCGTGAAAATTGAAGTCAAGATGTTCATTAGGTATCTAGCCGATCGTAGGCTCATGCAACTTGACTGCCTACCTATTTACCACATTGATAAAAATCCACTACCTTGGCTTGACTGGATTGTGAACGGCGTATCTTTCAAGAATTTTTTTGAAGGTGTAGTCACTGATTATTCGGCAAGTGGTATGACTGGAGCATGGGGATGGTAGTCAATCGGACAAGGTAAAATGATCGTATTTTTATAAAAATATAAAAAAACATATATACAATTTAAGAGGAACATGTTAAAAATAGATTAAAGCATCCAACCGTATTCATATTCACAAAGAGGACATATGAGCTTTAAATCTTATTTGCCATCCATCAAGGCTTTGATCAAACAAAAGCTTGAGGACAATACCCGTCTCTTAAACATGTTCATACACATGACCTTCTCAGAAACACCAAAAGAGATTGATGACGGGATTGCGATGAAAGAACTTGCTCTCAAAGATAGAGCCAAACTTGTTGAGATTGATCAAGATACCCGTTGTATCTACAATCTTACCCCTCATGACATTCACTTTATGGATGATGATCAAGCAATTCTAGCAACAATCAAGCCGTCTGGGCTTGTTGCTCGTCTTGAGGCCTCTAATCCACAAGATCAAATGAGCATGCACAATTTTGTTGTAGCACCCGTTGATTTAAAAGGCTTATACCTACCTATCATTAAAGCCAAAATCACTACTAAATCACCGCTTGATAAGGTCATTGATTTACCACCTTTTGAAGAAGGCGTTTACTACATTGTATCCATGCCTATCTTCATGGCTTTCCCTCTCAGAACTGATCTTTTACAAGTCGATCCAGTGAGAGATAGCAAAGGCTTTACAATTGGGGCAAAAGGCTTCTTTAGTCATCCATAAGATAATCTATATTATATTATTGTATCTATACCTATTATATGTATATATGTGTTTCAAACTTATAACAAAGGAACAATCTATGAGTAGTGAGTTAATTGATAGTTTTGCTTATATCACACCAACACCTGGTCATCTCTTCATTGATATTAAATTAGTGGAATCAGCTGGTAGAGTAGTCGGTAAAGTAATGTCAACAAATAAAGAGGATAATATTCTTCGTTATGGTGCACATGTACTAGTGGATACTCAACCTGATGATGTCATTGATTTTTGGTTTAAGGGCAAGCAATACCACCGTATTAAATATGACTATATCATTGCTATACTACATAAGGGAGAAGAATAAATGCTAAATGCAACTACTGTAAAACAATACCTGATCGATTATTTCTCAGCTTCATCACTAGCTAAGAAGCTACAATATGCCGATATGTGCACTTCACTAGATCAAGAGCCAACATTGCTCAAACCTCTATATGATATCAGCTTGGAAGGTGTGCTACTACAAGATAATAACTTGATCAAACCTCTTTATAGGTGGAGTGACTCTATCGTGGGGCAAAATGAAGATCAAATTGCTATGCTTAAATCTTTGGATAAGGTTGCCTTCTATGTCCCTCTTATCCCATCACTAGATACTATTACTCAACAAATTTGGGGATGGCAACAACAATTTGATGGACGGGCAACAATCCCCGGCGTACTCAATCACTTAAAGAATGAGATTGCTGAATTTGAAGAAACTGACGTAGGTAGTGAAGATGCTGAAAAAGAATTTGCTGATCTTTACATTCTACTTATGCACCTTGCTGCACTTTCAAACATTGATGTAAGAACGGCGGTATCCAACAAGCTAGCGACCGTACAAAAGCGAGATTATAGCGGTGAGCCTGATGCTGAAGGTTGTATCACTCACAAAAAATAAAAATATCTAAAATATATATTTGATCTTGTGTTTATGAGTATCTCTCAAACACAAGGATTTACACATGAGCGAAGAAATCTTACAATCGCAAGAAGATGCATATCTCGATCAAGAGGCTTTCCACAAAGAACTTGATATGATCTTTACTCTTATTGAAACTCAACAATCAAATCGCATGTATGTCAAGGGACTTTCATTTGTCTTTTTGATCGTATGTATCCTCTCAAAATCCCCCCATGCAAGTTATATCTTTTGCTTCGCTACCTTGCTCTTACTCTCTCTTGAAATTGAATGCAAGAACAAGCTAAACCGTCTTGGATGGCTCTATGACTGGACAATCGTCAATAGACAAACTGGCGATACTTCCTACCGATACTCTTTTGATACCGAAAGATTTAGAGCATATGATCGAGATTTGTATTCTTACCTAGATTTTGATAGTGTCCCATTCTTCGTTCTTCAAATCTTGAATTTTTACATTCTTTCCTAAGGATCCGATCATGATGTTACTTATTGGCCGTAAAGGCAACCTCGTATATTTTGATGATAAAGGTCAGGCTCATACTAGAGCTTTCCCCAAATTCAGCCTTAATCAAGCTCAAGTATTCATTCAGCTTGGGCTTAGTAATCAATACATGAATGTCTTGGGGCAAATTGTGACTTATGGTTGAGTCCGATTTCCACAAGATTGCTAGTGATTTAGCTACACTACTGGAGCAAAAGAATTTAGCCTACGGTGATGCTTTCGCTAAAACTACCCAAATCCTTGAACTTCTTTACCCAGAAGGGATTAAAGTAGAGCAATACAAAGATGTTCATGTGATTGTTCGTATGCTAGATAAGATTTCTAGGATTGCAAAAGACAATGATCCTATGGGGGAAAGTCCCTATCAAGACTTGGCGGGCTATTGTCTCCTTGCACTGAAGCAAATGAACAAGTAAAAATTATTGCACCAAAAATAAAAAGTTTTTTTAATTAGTAGTATTTTATATATATAAGTAGTTTTTAAATTGTTTATCCTACAAATAAATAAATAAAAAGAGGATAAATAGATCATGGACGATTTACAACTCTTGGCGTCGTATATGGAAACGCCAAATGATGCACAAATACTAGAGAAATTAGCAATTAGGTGCAAGCCTGTGCTAGAGAGCATGAGGCTAGATGAAAAGGTGGAGGCTCAAGTCGTCCGTAAGATCGGTTTAGATGCTTGGTGCGATATCCATAAAATAGACGGGACAATAGCAAGGCTGATCTATGTCTACTTGGGGCAAGTGAAGATCAAGAAAGCTGCTAAGGCTAGCATGTCCCCCAAAGATATCCATAGAATGATCCTAGCGGGGAAATCAACGGCTTACATGGCTCGCAAGCTGAATGTCCATCGTGACTCAGTGAGAAGAGCAATCGTAAAATTTGGATATGTAGAGCTTTATGATAGTAACCGAAAGAGAAGCAAGGTCGCAAAGATCGTTCATTTACTTGAGAGCGATGGGCAACTGACTAATCTACAAATCGCTAAACAAGTAGGTACACAAGAAAGCTATGTAGCGAAAATCAGACATACTCACGGCTTTACACTGAAAACAAGAAAACCCCCCGCTGAGTACCTCCAGATGAAACTTGATGAGGGCTTGTGTGCTAAAGAGATAGCGAGCGAACTTGGGCTATCGCACCGTACAATCCAAACTTATCTTTCTGGCTATGGCATACGAGTAGGTGACTCCCCCGCTTATAGATCAGTCCCCGCTCTTAGAATAGAAGCTATGCTCATAGATAAAAAATCAATCCCTGAGATAGCTGATGCACTATGTAAGGCTGAGAGTACAATCAAGACCTATATTTATCACTACAAGCTCTCTCATCTCATCCTAAGAAAATTTGATGATCCTGAGCTACCTAAGAGAATACGGGCAATGCGAGATGAGGGGCTTACAAATATGTTCATTGCTCATTCTCTCAATGTTTCCGTGAGTTATGTTTGTGCGGTAGTCAAGAGATTGGGGATGCCGTCAAGACGATATCCACCTAGTACCCAACCGAGTTTATTTGAAAACTTTGATGATCTAAAAAAACTTTTAAAAAATATTTAAATTTAGTTTGACAATATAAGAATTTTCATATATAACTATAAATAACAAAGCAAAACAAAACCTCTTCCAAAAGGAAAAAAATCATGTTCTTAGATTTCAACGCAATGATTGCACAAGAAGCTCAAGCAAATCCATCCAAAACTCTTCGCACCTATGTAGATATCAAGGGCGTAAAGCATACCGTAGAACATTTCTCAAATGACATGTTCGCAATTGTCCGTGAAGACGGTCACTATACCACTACCCCATGTAACTCACTTGTCATGACCTTTACACTTGCAAATCAATATGGCCTTGTAGAAGAAGGTCAAATCGTTGTCGCACAAGCTCAAGCCGTTGTTGCTCTCGATGATGAAATCAAAGCTTTGGAAGAGAAGCTTGCACAAGTGAAGGCTGAGAAGCAAGCAATCGTAGATGCGGTTGAAATCAAGACCAGCACCATGCATGTAAACGGTTTCACTGTGGATGTTCATGTTCATGCAAGAGGCTTTACTGAAATTCAAGTGAGCCAAAAGGTGAGTCGTGGTTGTAAGTTCGGCTTTAACAAGTTCACTCATTCGACCGTAGGTAAGAAAGATTATATCAAACTCTTAGCTGCAATCAAGAGAGCGACCAGTATGCAAGGATTGATTGATAGCCTCAAGGATGAGGGGATTGACTGGTTTGTGACTCTCTCAGCTGATCAGTGTGATGTATCTGCATCCATGCACAAAGATTGTGTATATGTGCAAGGTCATGACATTGAGGCTAGCTATCACAATCCCATCAATATCGCGTCCGTCACTCATGCCCTTGGTTGGATGACTGATTGCATGCTTGGCTTGTATGAAGAATTGTGCCTTGATTGTGATAATACAAGCAAGCAAGATGTGTATGATCTATGCCAGATGGCTCAAGATTGTGGTGCTACCGAAGTCTTGGATGATCAAGAAGAGTTTAGCGAAGATGATGCATGGAAGCGATGGGAATAGCCTAGCCTACCCACTCAACCAAATGCGGGGTATCTCTAATATCTACATGTATCCATCCACGATCATAAAAGCCTAGTCCCTTAAAATTCCATTTTTTGGCTTTGATACCTTCCCTCACGAATTTGTGAAATGCTTGCACGGTCAAATTTTTAGCATAGCAATCCACCGCACAAGCCGTAAGATGTTGGCTCTTCGTTGCTCCTCCAATCTCTTGGTTGTACTCTGCTGCTCTATATCCACTTGTGATGATGATAGGACTACCTAAAGCGTCTCTCACTTTTTGCAATTCGATAAGTAGCTTTTTTGCATTGCCTAAATACTCATCTGGTATCACTGATCTAAACTCAAGCTCACTCAAATTGAAATTTGTAGTCACTTGCAAATCGTGCTTCTCTTCTGATTTTAAAAGTTGCGGTTTCATGTGCATTCCTCTATTCTTATGTAGGCAATCAAGCCAGTGTTTCTGAGGGGGTAGGTGCAACGCCTCCCCCTCTTGAATTTTAAATATTTTTTAAATTTTGTTGACTCACATATACCTATAGTATAGTATATAAATACAAAGCAAAAACAAATTTCAACACATTGGAGTCCCCATGTTACAAAAAAGAGATATGCTAGCACCTATTCCAGATGAAATTATGGATAAGTGTAAAAAAGTGGCAAGAGTCAGAACAAATCAAAATCTTGCTCGTTCTTCATGGACAAATACTAAAAAATCCCATGAGTCACAAGAGACAATCGAGCTGAGAGGGATTGTATGTGAGGCTAGTCTAGCTCTCACGCTTGAGGTTGATGTTGAGCAAGTTTTTAAGACGGGTAATCGTTCAGCAATGAGAGGCTCAGATACTGGGGATATCGTCTATGACAATTGCTATATTGATGTCAAAGGTGTCAAGCTTCCCTACTCAAATTTGCTCATCAGCGTGGCAAAGAAGAATACCCCTATTGATGTTTTTGTGCTTGTGCATGGAAGCGAATGGGGAAATCGCTTTTTAGGTGCTATCCCCTTCCACAAGGCCTTTGGGCAAAACATTACCACCGCATACGGTGAAGATTTAGGCAACGGCGTGAGACAAGAGGATTTACTTGATCTTGAAACGGCTATCAAAGAAGCCAAAGAAGAGCGATTACGAATTAGAAATGCGATGGCTCAACGGCTATAATATCACCGAAAAAGCCTAAATTAGAATTATAGATTGATGAAAAAATCTGAGGTGCACCTTCTGGTGTCCATTCCCTAGATAATAATTTCCCATGAATACCCGCTGATAAGATTTGTTCCCACGCATAGGCTATCACTGATGAGATATCACTTGATGCAAAATAGAGAGCGGGGGTATCACCTGATCCTTGTGCTTGTGGTACAAGGATACCGCCATTTGGCTCATTGTCTCTTGGCTCTCCATCTTCTCTCAGATATGTTATCGGTGCATTAAAAATTGATCCGTCCACATATACGGCAAATATGCCCTTATCATCTTGTGCTATCCAAAAGGGAAGAATTTTGATTGTGTATGTTTGCCCACTTACAAAACTTGCTTTTGTCCACATACTTGTAGCGATATCGCTAAAGATCAAATCAGTAGATCCACTCACTCGCTCAAGATAATAAATTTTGTTATCTATCTCTACCCACCTACCTTCATATCTAGTATGAAAGTTTGTGCTTTGTAGTGTACGGCTACCTATTGCGACTACATCTTGAGAGGTGCTATCAGTCCATCCTTGTAGCAAGTGTTTGAAAAAAGCGAAAGCGGTGCCAACCGTCCCCCTTGCACCATAGGCAACGGATCTTAAAGCTTCCCTTACATATTGCTCGGGGATAAAGGGCAAGCGGTGAAAGCCGTAAATCCCTAAAATCCTTTGGAAGTCAATACCACTTGCTCTATGTAATAAAGTTTCATTTTTGATCTGATCAGCTTTAGATATCGGATATAACATAAGAAACTACCCCCCCTCTTAAAATAGGTGATGCAAGCTTAGTAAAGTTCAATCCCATAAAGCTTGTGCTTGTCTTGCTTGTGTATGTAAAGAGCCTATTTTCTACGAAGAGATTGCCTTGATCGGGAAAGCCGATTGTACTCTCAACATGCAAAACTTGATCGATTAGATCATCAAAATCAAGGGATAGGATTGTAGTAGGTTGACCTACTAGATTATGGATTTGCTCCCCTACGGTCAGAAGCATGCTCTCAAGTACGCCAAAAGCATATTCATCTTGTGAAATCTTATCTACACGGCTATCTCGTGGACCAGTGGCTAAAGATGGCGGGATTTGCTTTCTCATAGAATAGACGGCTGAGGCTCTAAATCGATCTACCACTACAAGAGAGTCATTAAGCCTTAAACTTTGGTAATTGCCCCACTCTACTAAAATCGAGTATGTTCCTTTAGTTAAAGGTGGTACATAGCACACGACCATTGTTTGCCAAACATCAGTATAACAACGGCTTTTAGAGTTGGGAAATCCGCCATGAGATATTGCTTTCACAAGCCCCATGCTATCAAGGAAAGAAACCTTGAAACCACCTACTACAAAAGGGTATCTCGTAGTATTAGCTAGTGTTTTCCAATCAGCATAGATATGAAGACGGACGCCTCCATGATTAGGTACTACGGCATGACTAAGCGAGCTAGTAGCTACCACTTGATCATAAGGTGAGCCAAAGCCTGAATCCCTTTGAGTTGTGCTATAAGGTGAGCCAAAACCTAAATCGAAAACTGATGGATAGGTTGGTGAGCCAAAGCCTGTTTCCATGACTTACTCCTTACACTACATAGGCGGTGATAGTACCACCTAGACCATAGCCATGATGGAAGGGATGAGTGAGAGTACGAATACCAAACCATTCACCATTTCCGATAGTGATAGGATTTGATGATAAATCTAAACTACCAGGTAATGGACGATGATTTTTGAAATTCACATTTGTAGATCGTAGCACCGAGATTGTAGCACTTTGACTTGTCCATGTGTTTTGAGCCAATGCACCTTCGTCATTAATGCACTTCACTAGATCAAAGGTATAATCATTTATCCCGCCGTCTTTAGATCCACCACTGAAAACAACAAGATCAATGTATGTGATTTTAATGCTTGATCCAGTATTGTTTCTCCAAATAAGATGAGGATGAAGGGCGATTTCATCAGTAAAGTCTTTTGATAAAGTACCCTCATTGAAAACGCCCGTAATATTTGTATTGCCTATATCTTTAGAGCCTACCAAAATTGTTGTGGTAGTTTGTTGGCTATATGTAATCCATGAAACGGGTAAAGTGATATTTGAGCTTGTGCTGATTGTGATTGCTGCACTACCGTCAAAGCTGGCTGATCCACTGACGGCACCACTTAAAGCGATTGATCTAGCGGTAGCGAGTTTGGTGGCGGTGCTTGCATTTGCATTAATTGAGGATGGCAAGGATAGAGTGATACGAACATCGTTATCAACCTTTGATCTAGCTACTTCAATTTCATTTGTAGTCCCATGAAAAGAAAGCTTATCATTTGCCAAATCTACGGCGGTGATAGGCAAGATTACATCATTTGCACCTACATTTAGATTAGGACTTGGGACGGTTGGCAAGTCCTGATTTTTCCATTCACCTAAAATATCATCATATCTTAAAGCTTGACCATTAGTTGGTACACTAATTGCAACATCTGATAATTCATTCAAGCTTGTCGCACCGCTAAAACCCTCTACCTCATCCACAAGATCATTATAAATTGTTGACCAATTCTTTTCACCAATAGAAGGCTTCTGAAGGCCTTTGTTCTCAGATAATACACGAACATGCACAAAAGAAGTAGCTGGGGCAATGATTGCATCAGTTTGACTACTTTCCCCCGTGCTAGTGTTTGTAGCGATTAAGAAGAGGCGGTAATTTCCCCATGTATCCACATTGTTAAGAATAGGATTTTGAACGGTTGCACTACTCAAACTTGCACTACTACCACTTGGCTTTGATAGAGACCATGAATAGAGAAAGCTTGCACTTGGATGATTGCTATCTTGTGCTTGACCATACAATTGAATATTTGTTTGAGGTAAGTTTACACCAGCTAGATCAATGACCTTGTCATGTTGGCTAGCTATGGGACTTGTTTGGCTACTTGTATATGTGATGATCATGATTATCCTACTACTACATCGATTGAAAGCATGGCTATATTATAGATATCTTGAGCATAGCTAGTATTTAAAAAATCTCTTCGTCTAATCTTAAAGCCGTAGCCCGTTTGAGTTGTCCCGCTTGCATCAGTATATTGCACAAGCTTGATCTTATTTGCGGTGGCAACATTAGATACATTACCATCCATAAGGATATCAAAGCCCTTAGTATCTTGGTCTCTAAAATAGATCGTACCTACACCGTCCACGATATCAGTCATAGGGATAAGTGTGTTAAGTGTACAAGTGAAGAGTTTATCAAAATAGCTTTGATCCACAAGGACAACATAACTCGCAAGCATGCATTGTACGGCGTCGCTACTAGCATTAACTTTTTGAGCGGTGTAAGGCGTTGTGATTGTGCCTAAATGCTCGACTGGCTCATAGTCTTGTCTGATATCAAGGTTGAAATCATCAGCGGTATTTTGGGATATAGTGAGAGCATTTGAATAGGGATTACGAAGATCTAAAATATGTTTGAGAGTAGCTGAGCCACGCTTCTTCTTGGCAATAAAAGCATTTAAACTAGCGGTGAGAGCGGTGAGCGAAACATTGATATCATTGATCTTTGATTTGAGATGCTCCATGCCTTCTTGTAAGCCCCCAATACCAGCGGGGCTATCATTCGCAATCCATTCACTTGTATTGTCCGTTGTGGATGAATTACCTACTAGCTGATCGGCTAAGTAGTAGGGGGTAATACCAGATAGCGATAATTGCACGGTGCTACCTGAAAGCGTCCATTGAGTGATACGACCAATGAGCGACCATGATTCACCGTCATCACCTAAATCACTAGGTACGCCAACATGAAACAAGGTGCTTTCAATTTGTCTAGTAGCGATTGCTTGGGTAATCTCAGCACCGTCTACTACCGACCAAAAGCGTCTATTTTGTGTTGATCCACTACTGAGTACTCTCTTTGCATAGATAGGTGGATAATATTGTGCATGAGTACCTGAGATATAACCTACACTTGTGGGGGTAGGTGGCAAGGCTGAATTTGTGTTATAGTAGATTTGAGTAAGAGCTTGGGCGGTGGTAAAATCACAATTACCATTTGTAGCCGTTGTTCTATGTACACATACACTACCTTGAGTTGCATCATCCCCGCTAATTGTACGAGCAAAAAAACTGAAATCACTAAAGGCAATCAATTTGCTTGAATTGTTAATCGTACTTGAGTTATCCCACTTCTTTAGCAAGCCTCCCCCAGTTGTGACAAGTCCACCGAGCAAGCGACTTACTTGATCATGCACAATGTTTTGGATGCCTTGAACATCTTCAAGGTCAAGTCTTTCAAGTGGTTGTAGTAGTACTTTTTTTTCAATAGCCATGTTTATGCTCCTACTCTAATCGTGATAGAGTCTGATTTAATTCTAGTTGGGGAAGAGGTTTGAGGCTCAATGTTTTGTAAAGGTGAGCCGTCAGTATTGATAAAGGCAATGTCTAGCACGCCGTCAATATCCATGCACACATTAACAAGTTGCGAGATATAAAGTGTTTCAGTAGGTGCTAAAGAATTTATATAGGCAACCAAAGCTTGAGTAACGGCTGATTGTACAATAGATGATGAATATGTAGGCTTGACCTTGAGATTGAGTAAAAGAGAAATGAGAGTAGGCGTAATCGCTTTCACTACCACCCTTGTCCCCGCTGATCTAAAGCCCGTCATTCTTGTAGGCTCATTCAAATCACCTTCTATCTCTTTTTGAATTTCAGCAATAATCCCCGTATAAACTCTATAAGGTGAGCTTTCTCCAATCGTCCATTCATCACCAGCTTCTAAACCTTGAACATATACAATTCCTCGCTCTGGTAAAGAGATGATACGGCTAGAAGCAATTGATGATCCATTTACACGAATTTGGCTTGTTGTGATAGGTGCGGTTGCTGGTGCTTCATGATACAAAACTCTTTGGCCACCAACGGGGACAATACCGCCAACGGCTTTACCTACTCTTGAGCGAGTATTAACACTCATCTCAGCCGTACCATCATCAACATACAATTCGGAATATGCTGGCTTATCCTCTGGCTCTACCAGCTTGGCATATCTAAGCCTTTCCCCCGTACTACCTACAAAAGAAACGGCTAAAAATTCTAAAGCTGACTTTTGAGAACGAGAAAGCGAATTGAGATATGTCTTTGCTCTTGCTCTCAAAGTAGCATCATCCTCTTCGTCAAATCCGTTGTTTAGAGCAAGTGTATTTGTACAAGTGAGAATTGTATCTGGCATTGATTTGATTGTATCTATCTCACCGATTGCACAATTCCCCAAACTACCTGGTTGACTAGCTACCACAAAAATACCTGAGCGAGTAGATGCACCTACAACCATAGTATAATCATCAATCGTTCTATATGTCATACTTGTGCGAGAGCATACAACCTCACTACCAGCGGGGATTGTAAGGCTCTCACTTGTATCATCTCTAGTCACTTCAATGACGGCACCGCTTGCATGACTTGCTTGTAATCGTCTGACTGTTCCTAGTGGTAGCTCTCTCACTCTTTCATCTAAATCAATACCTGAAACGGTATCCAAAAAATAAGACTCACGAATAGTCACAAGCTTTCTCTCTACACTAGCAAGTTCTTGTGCAATCGCTGAGTACATAGTAGTCAAGATTGATCCGTTTGATATATCATCAAGGCTTGTTCTACCTACCGTCATTGCGGTGAGGTCCCTTAGTATCTCAAGGGCTGATTTGGGGGTATATGGCATAATATAAAATCCTAGATCGGTGCAATAAGGCTGATATTATCATCATTTAAAGTTGTACGGCATGTTAAATCTACCGCTACTCCATCGCTATCCATGATCATAGAAAGAGATGGGATATCAATAATTCTAGTATCACTGAGTATTTGCTCTTTGATATCCACCGCTAGGTATGAACTTACCTTAGCAACATTCTTTGAGCCTACAATCTTTTGAATACCGAAATTAGGGAATAGCGTGATTTGCCCTTTCTCAGTAGTTACACGGTAGATCAAAGATTGCTTGATAGCTTCACGCCCTGAAACAAGGACAAGATCATCGCTACCTAGTACAAGGTCACCGTCAATCAATTTCAAATCGCTTGTGAATTGCTGAGGTGCAAAGCTTGGTGTTGTCTCTTCGGTAGGTACTAGAATAATATCCCCCGCTTGTAGTACGGATCCGTTCGCTTTAGTATGTGCATCAATACACGAATTTAGCTTGGCTAGTTTGATCCAATCTGAAGGTGCATTGAGTAAATCTGAGGCAACCGTAAGTAAATTCTCACCTATCCGTAGCATATATTCAAAGGTAGGATAAGGCTCTTGTTCGGTACTCGGCACATTATCAAAACCTTGATTGAAAGCTGAAAGTTGCTTGAAACCTCGATCCGTTCTAAGAAAGCCTTTAGCTAGATCATCACTCTTCAAACTTGGGGTAATGTAGCCTTGTAGTAACTCTAGGGAATAAGCTAAATCCTCTAAATTTTGGGTAAGGATCAATAGATTTAGATCGATAGGTGTAGCATCAATCTGATTAGGGATATTGCTATTCTTCCATTGTACTCTAATAGCATCACCGAAAGACAAGCCTTTGATTTCCCAGCTTGCTTGAGCGGTTGTTCTATCCCCCGTTGCCTCGTCATCCCCATAGGCTGATTTGATTTGCTTGATTGCGTCCTTGATTGTATCAATCACGCCCCCCAGTGTTTTCCATGCATTTTTAAAATCGTTCTCTACGGTAATCGGTAGCAAGGCAACATTCTTGATTGCATTGCTCACACTAGAAACTACATTGCTTGCGTTGGTGGCTACATTGTTTGCAACCGCCCCAAAGGCTCTAATTGCATTAGTTGTTTTCTCTACCTCTTTCACTACATCAATGACTTGATCGTACCATGATTTCTCTGGTGGGACGGCTTGATCATAGGCTTCTAAATCAAGCGTCCAATCGTATGACAACCTTGTTCTATCAGCACGCCAACGCTTAACCTCAACCTTTGCATTGACTTGCTCTTGCACCGCTCTAAAAACTAAGGTTGTTCGCTTATCCTTTAGGAAGGTATCTAGTTCAGTGAAATCAATAAATAGCTTGTTCTTCTCTGATCTAGCTTTCTCACCATATTCATGTAGGAAATCCCCAAACTCTTGCACGAGTTGATCTGGTGTGAGAAAGCCAATGATACCACTTGATTTGCTCCCGAGCCTAGCACCTAATCCTATTTTCCCTTTGATAGAGATACTAGCCTTGCGAGGTGTACCGATTTGCCTAAACACTGATTGATCATCAAAGGTATACTCAAGCTTGCTCGGTGTTTCTCTCTCTATGCTAAAGTTTTGGGGCTGAGAAGGTAGCACAACAACCTTAATTCTCTTCCCCCCTTGGTAAAGTTCAAGGTAGTAGTCAATAGGTAATCTAACTACACTATCAACAACATCCATCACCTGATCTATGACTCCACCGACCTTGTCGAATATCCCTTTTTTCTCGACCTTGCCTTTGATACCTAATTTCATGCTTATGCTCCTATGGCAATTCTATTCTTTGGTTTAGTGTAGCAATTAAAGCATCTCTCACTTGGCTTGTTGGCACATGCTCACTTAGATTGAGAGCGGTGCTATTTGTGATAGTAGTAGTGAGAGCTGAAGCTTCTTGGGGGGTAAGAACGGCTTTACTTGCTAGACTTGCGATTATGCTCAATAGAACTGAATTTTGAATGATCATGTGATTTACATAGAACATAAGCTGATAAGTGAGGGCATCAATAAAAGCTTGTCCATTGATAGCCAAATCGCTCGTAGATCCATCGTGAGAAATCCTAAGTTTATTCAGTTGCATACGAATGATATCGCTATCTAGTGTAAGCCCATTGATACCTAGATTGATACTTGCTCTAGCATTAGATAAATGTGTGTCTTGATAAGAGATTGTATTTAAATCACTTGTGATAGGCTTGGTTGATATACCTAAACCGACGCTTTGCCTATCTGGTACATCAGCAATACATCCTAGTATAATAGGGATGAATTTTTGATCAAAGATGAGTACAATAATTGCCCCCTCAATAATAGGTTGTATACTAAACCTTGTTTCACTACCACCGCTACTAAGTTGCCGTGCATTGCTCACAATCAAGCCGTCATCCAATTGCACCTGATAGAGTAGTTCACCGCTATCATTCTTTGAGATTGATAAAACCTTGCCCTTACAAATTTGCATGATCATCCTCGCTTTTCTACTTGTGATTTAGGGATAGGATTTATAGCCTTATCCGTTGCGTTTTGGGGATAATCTTGCTTGACTTGCTTGGGATAGAATAGAGGCAATCGCCTATTACTACCTCTCTCAAAATGTAGATCGATTGAGCCTTCTTGGATACCTGAAGGTGAGAGGCTGATCTTGTATTCAAGTTTGTTTATATACCCCGTAAAGCCGTTGAATGAGAACCACTGACCGATTGTTAAAGCTTGAGTAAATGACAAGGCAAGCTTGATAACCCCCGTACTATAATATGCACCATCACCATGTAGACAAAAGCCTAATTCCGTAAGTTTAGCTGATACTTGGGGGGATGTATCTTCAACATAAAAATTAGTGATAACCTTATGGGATATCCCAAATTGCTCGGCGTCATCCTCATTCATGATCAGGTGATTTAGGCTCTCAGCTAAGGAAAAGGTAACACTAGAATTACTCTCACTCACCCCATTATAAACCGAGATTGTATTGATTTGATCATCATCTAAGTCATAGGCAATGGATAAGACCTGATGCGGTGGTATCTCTAGGTATTCGATCTTTGATCTATCGCTACTATCCTCAGTGAATGTTTTTTCTACCACTGGACGCGAGATGATACGAGTATCACGGACTTTCTCAAGGGATTTTTGAGAGATATTAAATTGAGGTGGTAAAGGCTTGTACCTAAAAACAATCGTAGGTACTGCCCCCAAAGACTTGTAAAGTACCTTCTTCGCTTGATCTATTTTGTAGTCATCTTGGTAGGGTACAAGTAAGAAGAAAAACTCTACTAATTCCGGCGTTTGTTGGAATATCGTCATAAATTTTTGAAGAGTTAAAATCTTGTCATTTGGATTGACTAAACCTTGCTTTAGGATAGAGTAAACCTTATTACTTGCATTTGAATACTGAGCAAGTTGGGGGAGATGATAACCTTGTACCCCATCGCATACATTGATCAGATCAGATACTTTTAAACCTTGTTCGAAGAGGGAAACGGGGATTTTGGCAAAAGAGAATTGATCAAGTGTATATTGTAGGATTTTACTTAGATCATTCTCTTGTCTGAGATATGCACCATAATCAGCTAGCTTTTCACTTGTGATTGATCCAAAGATACGAGTCGTATTTGAATGGATAATCTCCGCATTGAGCATTCTAGTGAAGATACTATCACAACCTATTCTACATGTGCTTATCTCAAGCCCCATATCATCATAGATTGTATCCACCGAGATACTATCAATGAAGCCCCAATAGACAAGCTGATCCATGTATTTGATCGTAATTTGCTTGCCCTTTAAAATGTCATTCTCACCGTTTGAGAATATTGTACCGACACTTGCACGAAAAAGCTGAAGGCTTACACTTGCCTTGTTACCGATCAAATCGATTGATTGACTAAATGATATGTCCGTAACAAGTGAAGAGATATCAAGCCGTTCAAGGCCTAGAATTTCAAGTTTAATCATAGCTTGCTACCTTCCCCCGCTTTACGGTTTTCTTGCTTTACTTTTGTTGGCTCGCTCTTAAATGGATTACTAAAGCCACTAAAACTAAATTTCTCAGTGAGTTTTTCCACCGCTTCAATCGTTTTATTCATAGCCCCCGCAAGTGTATTTACCCCCTTAGAAAGTACGGTAAGACCTACACTTAAAGCTTGTGCTGCCGTCTCCCCCGTCTTGCCTAAAGCCTCATAGTCTTGTTGTGTAGATATATTCGTTCTTCTTACTCTTGTATCAGCTTGGATAGCTTGGATAATTGAGCCAGCATTACCTAAAGCTGAATTAATAATTTGCATTTCAGCACTTGCTTGAGCTGATGATATTCCACCTCTTCCAATCGCACTAAAATCACCTTTACCTTTACCTAGTATAAGAGGCAATTCTTTGAATGCGTCCATTAGATCAGAGGGTAGGGATTGCCCCATAAAGTTGTATCTTGATAGTTGTAATTGTTGGGATAAACTTAAATCTGGACGAGCCTTAATCACATCAGCTTGTTGTTGTGCAAGTAGTAAGCTTGCTTGTTGCGTGGATAGCTTACGATTGAATGTCTCAATAGGATCAGAGGCAATAATCCCTTTCTTTAGAGCATCCTCTTTTTGAATATCACTGATTGTTTGAAGTAGACTTGTGCCTTTACTAGTAGCATCGCTAATTCTCTTTAACAATTCCGTTGTGTTGGTACTTGCAAGCGATAAATCCCCACTCATCATTCTTTGAGATAGCATGCCTTGAATAGATGATAATCCAGCTCTTCTTTGCTCTGGTGATAAATCTTGACCCATTAGAGAGGTAGCCAAAGAGACGCCTAAATTTGATTGCTTGCCTAGTGTATCACCTAGCTTTTGTATACTAGCGACAAGCCCCGCCCCTAGTCCCCTTTGCTCGCTTGCGATTGCTTGATCAACACTTAAAGCCCCACCACTCATAGCGATTGCTTTTTGAATAGAGAAGGCTTCACCTGATTTATACCCTCTACCCGCAAATCCTTGTATACCACTACCCCCAAGACCCTTTAGATCAGCAAGGCTAGAACTATAACCAGCTACTTGGTCGCCCGCTCCCATTAAAGTTGAGAATTGACTAGCTAAGAGGTTACCTATACCAAAAGGGATAGCTGATAATTGACCGGCAAATCCATTGCTTAGTCCACCTACTTGTCCTGCTCTTGCCATAATCTGAGATATTTTTTGTTCAAGTTGTTGTAGGTTTTGCCCACCATCCTTGTCAGCTTTCTCAGCCTTTACTTGTGCTTGACCTTGTGCCGTTGCTTGCTTGGTAGCCTCAGCACTGGCCGTATTACTTGCGACAAGCTTTTGATTTATCTCTATGAGTTGTTTAAGTACCGCTGAGAGATTATTCATAGCGGTGATAATACCCGTTGATCCAGTAGCTTGTGGTGTGCTAGTAGGTGGTGCAACGGTTGGTTGTGCTAGTGGTGGCTCAGTGAGTTGTGGTTGAGCTACCCCCATAGGCATATTATTGATTGTAGGTTGCGAGGTAATCACTTAAATCTTCTCCTCTTGCTAGAGCTTGCTCCATCATGTCTATCTCGCTAATCCCCGTCATAGCGATACCGTCTTGGATTTGGATTTTAGCATAAAGATGGGGGAAAGCTTGCTCAAATGTTTCTTGTGTGCAATGGAGCATAGCAAGCTCTAAATTTTCCCATGAATAATAGTTTTCAATTGAGAGGTGGTATTTAATTCGATCTGGTAATAAACTTTGTAGTAATGGAAATTCGCCTTTGTCCCTTAGCTTCTTGACCCTCTTTGGTGCTTGCTCCAAAAAAAAGAGATTCATGCTCGACCAATGTATTCAAAATCTGAATGAGTAATTGATTATCTTGACCAATCCATTCAGTTAGCCACTCTGGTGGATCTTTGAGTTGAACTAGACAACGAGCAAGACCTTGTAGGCGGTATTTTTCCTCAGTAGGCAAGTTTTCAAAGACTACCCCCATGCACAAGGATTGAAGTACCCTATTCATAGCTAGACGGCTTTCGGTATCCATTACACAAGAGAGAAGATCAGCTCTAAATTGCTTGCCTGTTGGGGCTACATATTCAATAGAAAAGCTCTCTTCTCTACTCACTAAATCTTCTTCTTTTTTCTCTACTAAAGACTCAGCATCAGCCTTGATCTTTCTCAGATCAATTGTTTCTTTCTTTGTCATGTTTTGATCCTTTCAAAATATATAAAAAGATATATCAAAACATTTAGTTTTTATCCTAAAAATTAAACTCAATACTAAATTTGAACATTCAGATCATTAATTGTTCAAAAACAAGCTTTTTTGAACAATAGCTAGATTAACCGAGTTGTTCGGTATCTTTGATTTCAATCAGCTTCAAGGCTTGGAAGTTAATGTTTGTTGCCATGAGAGTTTGACGATTGACGGTAAAACTTTGGCTTTCTGGCTTACAACCTTTGATCAAATATCTTGACTTTTGCCCAGCACCAAAATCAGCTGAATCAGCTAATTCTAAATCAATGCCTTGAGTGAAGAAATTGACTACATCAACGGTTCTTTGTTGATTTGTAGCGGTAGCGAGGTGGCTAGGGACTAAACCTTGTGATGCTGATCCACCATCTGGAACTACTCTCATAAAGCCTACTTGACAAGATACTGTTCTACCTACTGGTTCAATATCATAGCTATCAATAGATCCTAAAACATCCACTCTTTGAAGAGTATATGTTTCGGTAACGGTGATGTTTGTGCAATAGCCGATTGCCTTACCATCTTTTTTTACAATTGCGGATGCACCGCTGATTACTCTAGGTTGTACCATGACTAAATTCTCCCAACATTAGCGGTGATTGTGATGAAATTGAGAGGCTCAACACCTGCTACTGAGTACACTACACTAAGAACATCACCTGATTGACGGACTACAACATCTTTGAAATCAAGGATTAGTCCGCTATCTCTTTGAAAGCTCAAGCGATTGATTGTAAGCCGTTGAACATTGTCTTTTTGTGCAACGGTTGATTTACTACCAATTTCAGTATCAAGGAAGAGTCTTAAATCTCTAATGCTAAGGTTAATGCTTTCATTCGCTGAAACCTCAGTATAGAATGGATTGTTGTCCTTCAACCACGTTGTGATTGATCGTTCTACCTTGAGGCCACGATCTTGACCGTTCAAAACTACAATACCTTTTTGGATTGCAAGGCTAGCGTCTGACTCAGCATTAAAGGCTTGAACGGTATCAAAAATCTTAGGTTGTTTTCTTGTGAGAGGGGTAGCAACACCTAGTGAAGCTTGAAGGCAAGCCATAAAGAAAGCTAAGGCTTTAGGTGCTAAAGTCTTTTTCTCACCATTGATTAACACGATAGGGGATTGACCTACTACGGCACAATTACGGTCATTCAAAACTTTTACATATTGAGCATTGATCTGGCTAAGTGTTAAATTTGCACTTGTACCTACCCATGCGTTTCGTTCAAGTCCCGCTTCTACTGAAGCCTTTACACAATGTTCTTTAACAAGTGTATGGATAGCAATGTCATCAGTGTATGCAACAACGATATTAATTTGCTTGTACACTAAAGCATCAAGAGCCGATTGCCAATCGCTAGAGGTAAGTGAGCCTACGGATCCACCAATCAAGCTAAAGCCTACGGTTGAGCCTACTGGTCTATCACCGCTTACGATTTCACCTTCTACTACAAGGCTTCCATCTAGGAAATCTTTGAGGAAAGAGCAATCACAAGTGAGAGATAGAGGACTTGATGTAATGCTAAGATTTGCAACATTATCAAGTTGTTCACCGCTTACAATGGATTCGGGCAAAACTACATCAATATCAGAATTGATCTGATTGATTGTTGTGAGTGTGCTGCTTAAATTAGAGATATCGGAAAGCTTCACGGAATACAATGCACCGCTGATTTCAATACTACCAGCATAATCACTTGCACCATCCAAAACAATGCTTGTGATTTGTGAGTATTCTTGACTTGTTGTGATTGTTGTACCTATTGCACCTGAAGGCAAGGTGGTAGTAGTAGTGATTGTGCTACCTGATTCGGATAAGCCGTGAATAGTAATCGCAACGGCTGAAGGTGTGCTACTTGTTCTTTGGGTAAAGGTAAGTGTACCGCTCACAATCAATCCACCGAAATCAATAGAAGTACCGGGGATGATGATTGATGAGGTAACATTCTTGATAAAATTGACGGCAAGTTTATCAGTAGCTTGATTGATCAGTAATTTTGCATCGCTGAGTAAAGTACCAGTGTATTGTAAACTTGCAATCTTGCCTTTACCAATACCTAGATTTTTCTCTACGAGATTACCGCTTTCATATACATAAAGATCGTACAAGTCAGCATCATCACCGTTTTCATCCAAAGCAACAAAAACACGATTACCACATGGACCGTAATGTTTGGCTTTGATCTTGAGACCGTTGATTGTCTTACTTGCTTGTGTTGTATTGCGAGCATTCACGATTGTGATACTTGTGGGATTGCCACCTAAATCGGCTCTAGGTGAGAAACCGATCTGACCGAGTACATCTAAACCGTATTCCCCCCCAGTAGCTTCTAAGAAGGCTTCTAGGTTGTCATAGGTGTTGACGCTATCTTTTTGGAAGAGGGGGAAATCACCGACAAGAGCTACTGCACCGCTTGCAATGCTTGGATTTGTAGTAGGTGCTTGTTTGATTTCACCGTAGACGCCGGGACGATATTTTCTTCCACCTTGAAAGATGATAGATGAAGGCATGAGAGTCTCCTTGATTAAATTTTCTTGTAGGTTGTGATATCCCCACCATTAAGATCAAGTTGCACAAAGATAGGCAATTCAATCATTGATGTTGTGGATATTGTTGGCAAGTACATGTGATGAATTGCGGTAAATTTGAGCCTTCGCTTGAAATTTGCAAGTGAGTTAGACTCAGCACTCAAGGTTGTCTCTTGATCCATATCAGTACTTGATACAAACCTAAGATTATCATATCCAACCTTGATTAAGGCTGATTTGTATTGCATGAAACTAGCATGTGTAATTGCATGTAGGATACGGACTAAATCTTGATCTTGTGCATAGATATTGATATCCACCGATTGTAAGGTTAAAAGATGATGATGAGTTTCATCGCTCATATCACCCAAACCTTGAGTTTCAAAAGCTTGTTCCGTCAATTTGATACTGATCATAGGCAAGCTCTGAACTTTACCCTCATTCGCTAGATCGATTGAGATAGGACGCTTGGCTTGGGTATCCATAAAGAGCTGATAGAATTTAGATTGTAAGCTTGTCGCAATCGTAGGGAATAGCTGATTAAACCTTGTTTGATTAGAATACAAGGCTAAACCATTTCTCAGTATGTGACTAAAGTGAAGATCAAACATTGAAGAAATCCAGTGATGCGGTGGCTTGAGTAAGTAGCGGTGTATGTAGCTCAGTAGGTTGCTTGTAAATTACCTTAGTATCCCTAATGCTATGAGGATAACTACCAATCTTATAAATAGGATGCATGTAATAAGAGATAGAGAATAATGTGTTAGGTTGGGGGGCAAGGCTAGGAGATAGACTAAAATCAATCTTACCGTCATTTGTGATAGTGAAATGCTCATCTTGAACGAGTGTAGCACCCACAATTCCCAAACCTTGAGCATTTGCTTTTTGAAGGTAAAGTACACCAATTTCAACCTCCCCCGATGCTAAATTCATTGATCTTTTAATGATGGGGTAACGAGTACTAGCGACTAATCCACTACTTGGCATTGTCACGCTCTCAGTGTATCTCATGACGGAATGCTGAAGAATAAGCTTATCCCCAAAAGCAAGTAAATGCTCTGGATGTGTTGTGATATTAACTTTCTCATCACGATATACACCATACTCACTCACGGAATACACGCCCCCCATGCTTGTGATAATAGCCATGATGATTTGGGGGGAATGTAGGATAATCCCTTGACCTTTACATACGGGGCAAGAGTTATTAAAGCCAGTGGTGCTACCTACGGTGCTTGAGATAGTGGATAAATCTAAACCTAAATCACTACCTTGTTGTCTACACGGACATTCAGCCGTTTGATACCACAAGACTTCTTGCCCTTTTTGATCAACCAATTGCTTAAATTGCTTGTCCATGAAATCAACACGATTTTTCCGTTGATCCATTTGATTAAGAGGTAATTGCATGCTCAAGCCTTTCTAAATGATTGCGATATTCATAGCACGATATTTAGCTTTGAGTTGAGGGATAACTTGAGCAAGCTCAGCTTGGTATTGCTTGATCAAAGCATTGTAAGCCCCCGCATCACCTGATTTAGTTGTGCTAATACTTTGAGACAAGCCGTCAACACCTAAACTAAAATTAGATATACCCGCACCGAAAACGAGATTACCACTTACACCGAGAGGAAGAATGCTAGCCATCAAGCTAATTGCCTTAATCAAAGCTGGCTCAACGGTTGTAAGTTTCCATGTGATTTGTGTATCTTGAGTAGGTGCTTGTGAGACGCCTATAGTAAAAACCTTTGTGCCAGCTATTTTCATCTTCGGGTTGAGTGCACCATTGCTTGCACCAGTAAATTCACATTCAACAATAGGTTTAGTTGATAGCGTAGCACCTGGTATTGTCACATCTACACTTGTTTCCCCCGCCTTAATTATGGCAATACCTTCTTCAAATCTAAATCCCGCAATGTAATCCACGCCCCAATAGCCCGGGACATTTACATAAGGATTGAAAATATCCCCAAAGACAAGAGGCATACCACTTCTAAAGAAATATGAGCCTATGCTTTCGCTAGTAGGTACTAAATTGACAATCCCCGCCTCTGGCTCAATCACATTAAACCACGAGATAGGCATGACCATAAACGGATTATTACCTATTTGTAGTTTAACCTCAGTGACATTCACTACTGGACGGTGATTAAGATGCCATGGCCAAAAGCTTTCTCTATCTTTGATATTAGCATCATGTCTTTCCCCTACTACTCGTAGAGGATCAATCACAATCCCTAATTCCATCTCAAGAGATGAGACGGCTTGCTTGATTGCATCAGTGAGTAAAAAATCACTAAACGGACTACCTTGATCCGTTGTTAAGTCAATTCCACCTAAATATGTTTGTCTTAGTCTTTGGGGGGTAACAAAATCAAATATGCTCATAGATACTCCACTAAGGTGGGCTATGATCCACCCTTCTTTTTAGATTTCTTAGGCTTGGCAACCTCAAGCTCTTCATCCCCTACTATACTTAAAAATAAATTCTCTTGCTTATCTTCAATTTGTGGTTGCTCTTCTTTTGAGCCTTCCTCTCTCTTATCCTCGTACCATGTGAAGAGAGATGGATTTAATTTGATGTAGGCTTCTTCAGTTGAATGGAATTTAGTTAAAACCCTACCACTTGGCATCTCAACCATAAATTTAATTCCTCTAAATTGTGTGATGAATGCACCACTTCCCATAGTAAATTTTCTATTATAGATCCACATGTGAGATGCCTTATCTAGTTATTTATCTTAGAAATTAGCGTTTAAATAGTTTGCTGCAACACCTGATGCATTGTTTGTACCAGCATTACGGACAACCCAAAACTTGTTAGGTGTCTTAACCATGAGTGAGCCGAACAACATGAGCAAGAAAGGCTTGGTTGTAGAAACTTGTGCTAAATCTTTTCTCATGAAATCCATCAATTTAGCGAAAGCCATTTGACCAGGATCATGATTTGCAAAAATGATATGTGAGCAACCATACATAAAGTGATTGAAATCAGCGAAGCTATTACCTTCAAGTTGGCTTGCGGATACTTCCATGATGAATTTCAATGTATCGGTATTGACGGCTGCGGTTGAGCTAGCCTTAGCGGTACGATATAAGCGATAAGAGATTGCTGGATTACCAGTACGAGTAATCTTCATGCTTACTTTATCACCTGATGCAATTTGAACGGCATCAGAAACGATAGGCAAAGTCATACCGAGTTTGTTTACGGCTACTACTGCATATTTGTAATAACCAGCATCACCAGCCTTGAACTTGCTCTTGTTGGTGGTGTCATTTGCTGCGGTTGGTTGTGTACCAAAAGAAGCGGAGATACCATGACCAGCAAGTTCAATTGAATTAGGCTTTTCTGATCTTTCAAGGAAAGGTGCACTAACAATTTCTACTGGACCATATGGAGCCATAACGGTGATAGATTTAACACCTGCAACAATGGAATTACCGCTTACGGAAATGTCATAACGACCTTGTTCATTGAATTGTTTTTGTAATTCAGCATAAACATTAGGAGTTACATAAATAGTATCTGGTTCACCGAAATTTGGGCTTGAATAGACGGCACCGAGAATTTCTTGGAGCAAGAGAATTGTAGGTGCACTACCTTCCAAATCCCAAGTATTTGAGCGATATGGACGACCTTGACCATCAACAATCGCACCGCTTGTACGTTCAATTTGCTTGATCAAACCATCAAAACCATCTGGATTAACATCTTCATCACCAAACCAAAGAGCCTTTTCCATCTTCTTGAGAAGAGTTAAAGTACCTCTTTCGGTTTCTTCAGCGAGAGCGGTTGAATTGCCACCGAGAAGAGAAAGCATAGAAGCCATATCAGAAACTTGGCGTCTTTCAGCCATGAACTTGATCTTGACAAATTTTCTTTCATAAACGGATTGATTTGTAGAAAGAGTATCGCTACCGCCTTGACCTTCAGAGATGAATGGAGAAGAATCTAAACCATTTTCAATGACTGAGGTATATTCATGAACAAAATTATTAGCGGTTGTTTTTGCTAATTTTTGCCATAAGGTGAGGTGCTTGGTTTGGAAGGTTGCGATTGCTAAGTTTGGTTCAATGCTTTGAAGAGCAAGAGGACTTAAAGAGCCATCACCCATTTGAGCGGGAGTTTGATAGCCAACGAAACCGGGGGTAGCTTTACGAATAGCGTCATTTAAACGAACTAAATCGCTTACATTGACCATATCGTTATTTTGTGGTAAACCGAACATATGTATCGCTCCTAGAGATTATATTGT